CGCGGAGATTCCAAATTTAATAAAGCCGCGGATCCTATGGCAATCGCAACACGAGATAAAATATTTAAAGTTTCTAAAGAATCAGAAGATGAGGTTGCATCTATCTTAAAATAAAGAACTATTATATTACTTGTGAATATATAATCTATAACCATGTGATCTTTAATCACGCAAAACTACATTTATGTTAAAAAGATTTTTTAACTTCCTATTCGGGAAAAAAGAGGTTCCTACAGTATCAGTTGAATTAAACACAATCGAAGTTTCTGCACCAGAAACGGTTAAACCAATTGAAGATGTGTACTTTCCTGTAACTGCTCTTGCTGAAGCTACTCCAGTGGTTGAAAAACCAAAGAAAGCTCGCAAGCCAAGAGGACCAAGAAAACCAAAAGCGGTTGCAACTGAAACTGTTGCTGCAGATGCTGAAACAGCAGAAGCAAAACCAAAGAAACGCAGATACTACAAACCGCGTAAAAAGAAAACTGACACTGGCTCAGCAAGTTCACAAGAAAAGAGCCTTTAATTAGGCTCTTTTTTTAATGATGAAATCAATAGTAAATAAATTATATGAAAAACGACAAATCTCCTAAGATATGTCTTAATATGATCGTTAAGAATGAATCTAAGATCATAAAAAGATGTTTGGATTCTGTAATGCCATTTATTGATACTTGGTGTATAGTTGACACCGGATCTACTGATGGAACGCAGGATATTATTAAGGAGCTCCTAAAAGATAAACCAGGAATCCTATATGAAAAACCTTGGATTAATTTTGGTCATAACCGTAATGAAGCATTAGAGCTTGCAAGATCGTGGGGCGATTTTATTCTTTTAACTGATGCTGATATGGTATTAGTAGATAAAGGATTTGATAAAAACCAATTAAACAAAAACGTTGATGTATATGATATTATGCAAGATAACTTAGGTACTTGCTATAATAACATGCGTATATTAAACACAAAGAAAACCTGGCAATGTCATGGAGTAACTCATGAATATTACGGACCAGTGGAAGGTGTTGAAACACGTGACTTTATTAATACTCTTTACTTTGATGATATATCAGATGGAGGTTCTAAAGCTGATAAATTCCCACGAGATATTGCATTACTTGAGCAAGGACTAATTGATGAACCTGATAATTATCGTTATATGTTTTATCTAGCTCAATCATACCGTGATTCAGGTAATCCTGACAAAGCTATTGAATGGTACACAAAACGAGTTGAAGCAGGTGGCTGGGAAGAAGAACAATGGTTTGCGCAATATATGATAGGATGGTGCATGTTTAATAAAGGTATGTCTTTTGACGAAGTCTATCCTACATTAATGAAAGCATGGATGATGAGACCTTGGAGATCTGAACCTATTGCTGCACTTGCTGACCACGCAAAAGCAAAAGGAATGTGGCAACATGCATATCAGTTATTTAAAATAGTTGCAACTACACCTTGGCCTACAAATGATGTTTTATTTATTACAAAACTTATTTATGGTCCTTATGCTGCTGATGAGTTTGCTGTTGCTGCGTATTATTCTGGACACCCTGATGAAGCTGAAAAGGCAGGTCTAGCGGTATTAAATGATCCAGAGGTTGATCCTAACCAAATACCGAGAATTAAGAAAAATATTTGGTTCGCTAGAAAAGCTATGGGTGTATTCTCACCAGAATCATTAAACAAATACATTGAAGAAAAACGCAAAAGAATATGAATATAGCAGTAATGGCATCTGTTTATGGTTATGCGCCTGAACAGATAAAACCGTGGATAGAAAGTTTAAAATCATCAGGATTTAAAGGTAAAGTATTTGTGATTGTTTATAATCCTGACGGTGAAGAATTATTACAGTACTTAAAAGATAATGGCGTGTTTACTTTCACTTCTTATTTAAACGGTGAAACTAATATGGCAACTCAAAGATTCTTGCAATATCAAGAAATTCTTAAAAGTGAATACTCTGATGATGTTGATGTGGTTATTACAACAGACATACGTGATGTTGTGTTTCAATCTGACCCTGGCGTTTGGGTAAAAAATAACATACAAGATTATGATTTATTAGCAACATCAGAAGGTGTTACTTTTAGACATGAAGATTGGGGTGGTGAAGCTCTTGAAACACATTTTGGTAAAGAAATGTTTTTAAAGTTTGCTGATAGAGAAACTATCTGTTCAGGCGTGATAGCAGGTAAAAAAGAAACTATGATTAAACTTTTTGAAACTGTTTATGAATTGGCATTCTTTTCTCAAGATCCTGGTGCATTCATTGACCAAATCTTTTATGCAATCGCAATTTATGAAATCTACAATGATATCACTAAAATAGTTCCTGCAACTGAAAACTGGTGTGCAAATCTTGGAACATTGAAAGCAATACCTGAAAACATGCCTTCATGGTCAACAGGTACAAGAACGGGAACAGCATCTTACGAAAGGTTTAGAAAGAATAAAACTTTTGTTGAAACTATGAAATGCAAAGTTCCAGTGATGAAAGACGATGGTTTAATATACGCAGATAATGGATTACCGTTTGCTATAGTTCATCAGTATGACAGATATCAGCCGTGGAACATAAAAATACTTAATAGGCTAAAAATAGATCTTCCTATTTTAAACAGACCTATGATGGGCACTCCTTATGATAAAAGCAAGTTAGACAGATTAAAAGTAAAGTTTGATGGTGTAGAAAAAATAAGTAGAAATACTTCTCAATGTTATCAAGATTTATTTGTATTAGCTGCCACTAATGGAAAACGTAATGGTACTTTCCTTGAGATTGGTGCACAAGATGCTCAATTTTGCAATAATACATACATATTAGAAAAATTATATGATTGGAAAGGAATATCAATTGATATTGATGAAGTTCATAAAAAATCATTTGAATATTTTGATAGATCTAATACTAATCTTGTAATCCAAGATGCACTTACTATTGATTACACAAAGTTATTAAAAGATAATAACATGCCTTCCCATATAGACTTTTTACAACTTGACATTGATCCGTCGGAAATTACATTTGAATGTTTAATGAAAATTCCGTTTGACAAATACACTTTTTCAGTTATTACATATGAAACGGATTTCTTTGCTAAAAACAACACAAATGAGGAAGAACTTGTAAAGATACGTAAAGAATCTCGTGAATACATTCAATCTAAAGGATATGTTCTATTAGCCGGTGATGTTTGTGTAACTAATGCTAATGAACCTTTTGAAGATTGGTATGTACACCCATCATTTGTAGATTTAGAAAGATTAAAACCACTAATGGTTGGAGATTTTCATGACACCGCAGAAAACTTAATGTTAAACTAACATGAAAAAAAGAGCTTTAATTACAGGAATTACCGGTATGGACGGCAGTCATTTAGCTGAGTTCCTCCTTAAAAAAGGATATGAAGTATACGGAATAGAAAGACGTACTACTGCTGAAGAAAGAACAAATCTAAAAGGTATTGAAAATGATATAGTTTTCTTAACTGGTGATATTACTGACCAAAACAGTTTAAGAAGATGTTTAAAAGAATCAAGACCACATGAAGTTTATAATCTTGCAGCACAATCCTTTGTTGGTGAAAGCTGGAACACACCAGAACATACTTCTGAAGTAACAGGAATTGGTGTATTAAGAATCCTTGAAGCTATCCGTGAATATGACAAGAGTATAAAATTTTACCAAGCGTCTTCATCTGAAATGTTTGGTAAAATGACTACTCCTATTGCAAATGAAGAAACTCAATTTTATCCAAGAAGTCCTTACGGCGTCTCAAAATTATACGGACATTGGATGACAAAGAATTACCGAGAATCTTATGGTATGTTTGCTTGTAGCGGAATATTATTTAATCACGAGTCTGAAAGAAGAGGACTATCATTTGTAACAAGAAAAATAACTGACGGCGTTGCTAAAATACATTTAGGTAAAAAAGACCATATATCTTTAGGAAACTTAGATTCTCAAAGAGACTGGGGTTATGCACCGGATTTTGTTGAAGCAATGTGGTTAATGTTACAACAAGATGCTCCGGATGATTATGTAATAGCAACAGGAAAGAAACATTCTATTAGAGAATTTTTACAAGCTGCATTTGCTGAAATAGGTGTAACAGATTGGGAGAAATATATCAAACAAGATCCGCAATTTATGAGACCTGCTGAAGTTGATGTTTTACTTGGAGATTACACAAAAGCAAAAACTGAATTAGGATGGGAACCACGCACTCCTTTTGATGTTATGGTAAAAAGAATGGTGCAAAACGATATTAAATTAAATAAGTAATGGCAAAAATCACAATAGTAGTTCATCGCTATTATCCGTATCCAGGAGGCTCTGAAAATAATGTAAGAAGAGCTGCAGAAGCATTACAACAAGCAGGCCATGATGTATGCGTTTATGCAGGAGGCCACCAAGGCCCTCAAAATGGTGTTGATGTAAATTATGATATTAGTAGTCTGTATAATAGAGACTTGGTAATTATTCATGGCGCTGGTGTTTGGATCCAGGACCAAATTATTAAAAACATTAATCACATTAATTCACCGATAGCATTTTGGATTATAAGACCTGATACTTCATACGAACAAGCTTTGGCTATTAGAGACTCTGATTTAATTGGTTGGGGTACACAATATGATATTGATAGAGTTTCTAGAGAAGGTGATGAATACTTACACAAGTTATGCCACATACCGTATATCCTATCAGAAGATTCTATTGGTAAACCTGGTTTCAAGAAAAAACACGGAATAGAAACTGAAAGAATGATTTTATCATCAGGAGGTTTCTGGCCACATAAAGGTCACCAAGAACTAATTAATGTGTTTGAGGAAAACTTAAATGACCATCCTAATACTACATTGGTGATTACAGGTTATACTGGCGCTGATCATAATTTAAGTTATACTTCTAACCAAGTAAAAATTCTTTACTTACCGGAAATGTCTGATGTTTATAATGGTATGTTAGAGGCTGATCTTTATGTAATGAATTCTTACGATGAAGGTTTTGGATTAGTTCTTTTAGAAGCAATGCAAAATAAAACACATTGGATATCTCGTCATATTGCAGGAGCTGATACGTTAAAAGACTGGGGAGTTACATATACCGATACTGATGGTTTAAAAGCTGCATTAAAAACAGATCAATCTAAATCAGACTTACAAAATGCTTATGCATATGTTTTGGAAAATCATTCAGCAAAAACTATGGTGCATGCAATTAATGGCATGTTAACCCGCTTGGGAAAGACATTAGACATTAAAGAACCAAAGAAAACTGCAATTCTTCTTACGGGAAATTTAAGAACGTGGGATTTATGTAAAGAAAACTTTATTAAAACGTTTGGTGAGACCGCAGATATCTTTATTTGCGTATCAGACATAAAATATGATTATGCTCCATACATACAAGAAACTTACACAGGATATGAAGATTCATATCTAACAGAAGAAGATATCTTAAATAGTTTTACTGGACTTAACATCAAGAAAATATTGATAGAAAGTAAAGAAGAAGAACTTGCATACATTGAAAAAGAAGTTCCAAAATTTAAACTTGATGTGTCAGGAGATTTTAATCCGCCACAGAAATTTGGAAATGTTTTAAAGATTAAGAAAGGTCTTTCTTTAATAGAAGAATATGAAAATGAAAATAGCATAAAATATGATACAATAATTAAGACAAGGTTTGATGCTGTTTATAATCAAGTTGTTTTAGATATTAATGATAATGACATTTTAATAGATAGCGGCAACTGTTTTCCAAACGATCAATTTTTAATGTCTAGCAGGGACTCTATGTATGATGTTATTAACTTTATGTATGATGAATTTTACAACCCAGTGTATTCTGATAGTCACACGGTTCCTCCACATACTTTACTGTTAAATGGAATGAATCATAATAAACTTAACATAGTTAAGAAACCAATAATTAACTACATACATCGAAAAGATTATGGACCACAACGTTTCTAATAGAATTAAACTTATACTTTTTGATCTTGATGGAGTTTTGGTTGAAGCAAAGCAAATTCATTATGATAGTTTAAACAAAGCTCTTAGTGAAATTAATCCATCATATGAAATAAGCTGGCAAGAACATTTGAGTTTGTATGATGGATTAAAAACATCACAAAAGTTAGAAATGCTGCATGAACGCAAAGGACTTCCAATAGAATCGTTTACTAAAGTTTGGGAAAGAAAGCAGGAAATAACTTTAACTGAATTAGAACTTTTACAACCCAATGAAGATTTAATTAATCTTTTTAAAGTTCTTTCTAACGATTACAAAATTGCTTGTTGCTCAAATTCTATTCGTAATACAATTATTAAAGTTTTAACTAAGTTTGGAATCATTGAGTATTTTGACTTTATTATATCAAATGAAGATGTTAAGAATAGCAAACCTCATCCTGAGATTTATTGGAAAGCAATGTCTTGGTTTGGAATGCTTCCTGAAGAAACCCTTATTTTAGAAGATTCACCGTATGGACTTTATGCGGCTGCAAGATCCCAATCTCATATACTGCGTGTTAAGAATCCGTCAGAAGTTACTCTGCCTAACATTAATAAAAAAATATCTGAAATAGATAACCACCCAATTATGAAACCTAAATGGACTGATAAAAAACTGAATGTGTTAATTCCTATGGCTGGTGCTGGTAGCCGGTTTGAACAAGCAGGGTATACATTTCCTAAACCACTTATAGAAGTTAACAAGAAACCTATGATTCAGTTGGTTATAGAAAATCTAAACATAGATGCAAATTACATTTTTATCGTACAAAAAGTTCACAGAGAAAAATACAATCTTGATGCGCTACTTGGACTAATTACACCAAATTGTAAAATCGTAGAGGTAGACGGTATAACTGAAGGCGCTGCTTGTACGTCATTACTTGCTAAAGAATTTATAGATAACGATAATCCGTTGTTCTTTGCAAATTCTGACCAATTTGTTGAGTGGGATTCCACTGAATTTATGTATAAGATGAATGAAACTGATTGTGATGGCGGAATTGTAACATTTAAAGCAACACACCCAAAATGGTCTTTTGCTAAGATTAATGAATCAACGGGTCTTGTTGAAGAAGTTGCGGAAAAAAGTACTATTAGTGATGATGCAACTGTTGGATTTTACTATTGGAAGCACGGTTCAGATTTTGTTAAGTACGCTGAAGAAATGATTGAGCAAAACATAAGAGTTAATGGAGAATTTTACGTATGTCCTGTTTTTAACCAAGCAATTAAAGATGACAAACATATTAGAACATTAACTATAAAAGAAATGTGGGGTTTAGGTACTCCTGAAGATTTACGTTACTATTTAGAAAATTACAACAAATGATATACATAGCTCATAGAGGAAATACTAATGGTAAGTTTGAATCATACGAAAATGAACCAAATTACATTGATGCAGCAATTAATCAAGGCTACGATGTTGAAGTTGATGTATGGTTTATTGACGGACTATTATATTTAGGTCATGATAATCCTCAATACGGAGTTGATTTTAGATGGTTTAGAGATAGACTATCAAAACTCTGGATTCATTGTAAAAATGTTGAAGCTATGGAATATTTTGTAAAAGGAGGATATGACTTTAATTTCTTTTGGCATGAAACCGACACATTAACATTAACTAGCTTAGGGCATGTTTGGGTTTATCCAGGTAAACAACCTATAAAAGATTCCGTTGCGGTTCTCCCCGAATTATTTGATGATGATGTTAGTCAATGTTCAGCTATATGTTCAGATTTTGTAGACAAGTATAAAAGTTGTTAATAACTTTAGTCCCACAAATTTTTATTTGTGGGTTTTTTGTATTAATTTTAACTATCAATATAAAACTATACACTATATGAACGCATTCTGTGAAAATCTTAAAGGAGTCGAAAAGGTAATGTACAAATCAGCATTTAACTTTCATATGAAATATCATGCAGGCGCTACTGATGAATCTGCACATGAGGCTGGTCTTAAAGAATTAAAAAGATTAGGAAAACTTAGAGAAGAGCATTCAAAACCAGAAGTATGGGTTGATTTATCAACTGGAGAAAAACATTTAGCAAATTACTAATCATAGAAGAAACTAAACCAAAGGTTACAAGAAATTAAGAACACTTAAAATTTGTTAATAACTTTTTACCCCAAAGTTTGCTACTATCAACAATAATAGTTAAATTTAACTATCAATTAAAAAATAATTAAAATTAATCGTTATGTTTTTTAACAATCCTGACAAACGTCCAAAGATGGCAGAACTAGAAGAAAAAATGTTTTCTGTTGTCGAATCTATGCTTAAAGCACCTGACTGCATTATTGAAATAGATCCTGATGATATGAGTTACATGCTATCATTAGAAAAAGAACAATATTACATGTTATTAGACGGTAATGGTGTTCAATTTAGTAATCACGGTTTTATTGTGATTAAGTCGTATTCTTCCAAAGTTCTTGACTACTTTAAACACACAGTCAAAAAGGAAACTATGCGCAGAAGAAAACTTCGTAAAAATGAAATCTTCAAAAACGAAGGTAACTTGCTAGTTAGCATCAATGAAAAACTAATTAAGCGCATGCCTGTAGAATTTCCATTACAGGTTGTAGGCATGTCGGCTGACGCATAAAGTTTAACAAAATTTTAACATTCTAAATTTGCTTTGCATTGGTATTTTGGTTAATTTTAACTATCAAATTAAAAATACACAAAATGAAAACCGTTACTTTTACAATGCAAGAGATTTGGGCAGCTTCTAAAAGATCTGTTCAAAAGAATAAGAAAAAATACGACCGTAAAGAAAAACACAAAAACTTTAAAAACAAATAATATGAAAAGATTCTTAATCTTAGCCACATTGGTTTTATTACTTGCTTCTTGTACTGACCAACAAATGGCAAAAGACTGGGGTGGAACGTCTACCGTAAATTTGCCAGCTGGTGAAAAACTTGTAAACGTTACCTGGAAAGGTGAAGCTGACATCTGGTACTTGACTCGCCCAATGAATGCAAAAGATTCTGTTGAAACCTATACATTCCGTCAAGAAAAAGGCTCAGTCTTTAATCTTACTGGAGACGGAGTGGTAATCATAAAAGAATCCAAATAAGTTTAACAAAAACCAAAATTATGCAAAACACAATTAACACGAAGTTCAAGATTAACACAGCAGCTGTTGTTACAGCTCTAAACAAAATTGGAAAAGCAACTGTTATTATTGCTGCGATTGCCATAGGTTTCATTTCAGGTGATATCTATAACAACTACAAAAACCACACAAAAATGTCGAGTATGCAGAATGCTCGCAAAACTGATGAAACTTCAGTTGCAGTCAATGAACGTGGTGAATTAATGATCATTGACAGAAAAACCGGAGCATACACTCTGTATGAAAACGGATTAGGACAATCTATCTTCAACATCTACGCAAACCGTATCTATCAGAAAAAATAATAGAGCCTATGAAGGATATGCTAAAATCACTGATCATTTTTATGATCGTGGGGTTGGCCGCCTTCTGGCTTTACATGAAGAACGAAACAACCTTCAAATTGCCAGATGCGCCCGTGATAGACCAAACGTCCCCACCGTGTCTGCAAATGTATTATCTCATAGATAAGTACGCAGAGCAATATGACATCCCAAGAAAATATGCTTATGGGATTGCTTATTGTGAAACCCGTTATACGAATCCATTTCAATGGAATTACAATCATAAGCAAACTTCTTTTGCTGGAGCAGTTGGTCCTATGCAGGTCATGGTCCCTACTGCAAGAATGATGTGGCCAGGAAAGAAATTCACAAAAGCGGATTTAAAAGATAACATACAATTTAACGTTGAGACAAGTATGAAACTACTTAGGTACTTGCACAACAGATATGGAAATTGGAAACTTGTCTTTGGTGCTTATAATACTGGAAGACCTATGGTTAACCAATATGCACTTAATGTTTATAACTACAATCTAAAATTCTAACATGAAAAAAGTATTACTTATTTTATTTGTCATGGTCGGGTGTGAAAGAGCACCCGACTTTGTCAAAGATGGCAAAAGCTATTGGATAAACACTCGTTGTGTTAAGTCACATAGTGAAAGTAAATTTGGACCGCATTATGGGTATAACGTAATGAAAGGAAAATATGAATGGCACAATGGAACTTACACTCATACTATTTGTGATAGTTCTGTTACTGATACAATAGAAATTCCAAAGAAGTAAAGTTTAACAAAAATTTAACATTTAGAATTTGCTTTGCTTATATAAATTGGTTAATTTTAACTATCAATATTAAACAAACACATATTATGGAAAATGTTACCAATGCAATTTTAACTGCTCTATTACAGAAACTTGGTCAACCTTATACAATCGAAGGTTCTGTCTTAATCATTAATCCTACATCGTCTCCACTATTAGAGATCTTGCCTGGAGAATGGGTTAACACTGAAGATACTACTCAGTTACATGTAGATCTTAATACATTCGATGCCATCGATTATATGACGGGAATTATCAATTCATTAGCAAAAACTATCTAATACTTATTCATTATGAAAAATCAAATTAACAATCAAGCAGATTTCTTAAATGTTACTCTTAATCAAGTATCTCAAATTTATGTCGGGAAAGACCATTGTTGCCGATGTGGATGTGGAGGAACTTATGTTTCAACTTCATTCATGAAAGACGCAAGGAGCGATGTAAATGATTCGTTAGCTCAACGCAGATTAACCAAAGCACAAAAATTAGTTAGAGAAGGTGCATTTGCAGAATATGAAGGATCTTATGCAAACATTGTTTCTGGAGATAACCGAGCAATCTGTATCTACTTTGACGAAATTGCATAAGTAAATTTTAATATCATGAGTAAAACTAAAAAATTCGTTGTACTTGAGCATTTACTAATGCCGGACAGAGGTTTCCGTTTTTGGACTACCAATACAGAAAATAACACACATCTAAATACCGGTGAATTAGCTTACAAGGAAATCTTGTTTACTGATGATACGGAGGAAGCTATTAAAGTTTCCGGTCAATCAAATAGAGAAGCAATCCCTACTATGAGAGAGATTGAAGAATACGTTAAACAAAAATACCAAAGTTAATGAGAGTCGCATATTTACATGGCCTTGAGGCGCCGCATAAAACAGTTAAAAATGAATACCTGTCTGAAACATTTGAGTTCGTCTATGATCCTCCAATGAATTACAAAGATCTTGGTTTATTTGGTACAGTACTGCAAGGTGTAAAAGAACATAAAATAGATCTTATAATTGGTTCTTCAATGGGTGGATTCTTTGCTCATAGACTTTCCACGCTTACAGGTATTCCTGTTTTACTTTTTAATCCTGCCGTTGTTGACCGTAGTTTTGATCCCGTTTCCCACATGGGTGTTGAACGCGCAGAACATACAATTGTATTAGGTGCACATGATACTGTAATAAACCCAATCAAATCTTTGGATTACTTTAAATCATGGGGTGCTAATCCTGGGCATATTCATATAGAAAATACAATGGAACATAGGATTCCACTTGATGTATTCAAAAAATATGTTAATAACTTTGTGAAATAAAATTTGCATAGTTCAATCTATTTGGTTAATTTTAACTATCAAATTAAAACAACCATTATATGAAATCATACGTTTCAACTTATTACGATACTCAAAACCAAGCCTTGGAGGCTGTGTACGCTGAAATTGCTCGAGAAAATCGTTATGAAATTGTTTTTCCTGACAATATCTGGACCGAACACGTAGCCTACGGTCATACTGTGTTTTACAATCTGGAGTTAAAAGTAAAAAGAACTGGGAACCCTGATAAAAAATTTTTACATATCACACTATATAGAATGCCTTCAGGTTCTTATGAATTAAATTTTTACAAAGCATAAGAACTATTTTAATTAATCTAAATATAAACAATACTAAATACTTATCTATGAATCACAACCAAGAAGTTATTGAGCAAATCCAAAAAGGATCTGCTGAGTTCCTTGAAAGACTAGCAGACAGATCTACAAGTGAACTAAAAATTAAAGATTTAGAAATTGATGCTAAAGGTATCTCTCACAATGGTATTCCGGTGAAAGATAAAGCGTTGGACAAAATCTTTGGAATGTTAAGAGTTAAGAAAAACTTTTCTGACTTTGCCAACAAAATGACAGAAGAAGATTGGCGTTCTGTATCAAACAAATTAAAAACCGTTGAAGGTGACGTAAAAATGTTTGGCTCTGTAATTAAAGACGAGCAAGGTAATCAAGAAATTATTGACGTACTACCTTTTAAAGACGGAAAGAAAAATGAAGATGATGCTTCTTATCGTCAGTATTTTGATTGGATTACTACATCTTTGGAAGAGTCTGAAAAAGAATACACATTAAAATCCCTAAACTTTGACAATCGTAAAGACGATGTTGAACTTATCTTATTAAACCAATCTGAAACTGTAGATGTTTTTGGAACTGATGCTGACCTATGGAAAATGGGTGATCGTTTTGCTTTTAATGGATTACAGTTTAACTATGCTCCTTTCTTTGAGCGATTGGTGTGTACAAATGGAAACACTGCCAATCAATTTGGTTTTGGTGCCAACATTTCTAAAAATACATTCAATAACAAGAAAATCCAATCTGTTATTGAGAAATCTATCAAGTTTCATTCAGAAACTATGCCTGCTACTCTTGAGCAAGCTGTACAACATTTAAAAGCAAATAACATTTCAATTAAAGAATTTTATCAATTCCGTGAATTTTTCTCAAGCAGAAATGTTGACGGAGTTTATGATAGATTACTGTTAGATTACTTTGATGATAAACCATTCTATAAAGGATATGGTATGGACATTGCTTCAAAATCTCGTAAATGGAAAGGTACTGCTGACTCAGGTATTAATGCTTATGATTACTTCAATGCATTAACTTATATTGCGAGTCACCCAGACGAGATTAAGTTAATTAATAATCACAGAGCTGAGTTACAAATTCATGCGTCTGACTTGTTATTCAAAAAAGAATTAGATCTTGAGGATATTGCAACTGGTGTAAAAATTGATTACCCACGTTTAATAATCATGAACTAAAAAGAATAGTCCAAAGAAAAGCATCTGCTTCATTTAGGACTTGTGTGTGGTCAAGGACTCTCCCATAGGAGAGTCCTTTTTTTATACATTTCTATTAATGAATATATAAAGAAAATATTACAACACTAATGCTGAATTACACAGACTTTTTAATTGAGACATATGACGTTCAACACAATGCAAAATCCAAAGAAGCATTTCTTATGGCTTGCGCAGTTAAAGGTGGTGCATCACTTGAGGAAAGTGAATCTTTAATGTTCTTTATTAATGAAGGGTTTGTTAATGATCTTTTTGAAACTTGCTTATCTGTAAACGAAGAAAGTTTTGCTGAAAAGTTTAAAGCACTCGCTGCTGCGGCAAAAGAAAAGATTAAAGAAAAAGGAAAAGAATACGCAGACAAACTTGGCGCAAAATCTCAAGCAGCATTAAAATTTGGTGGACAAATCTTATCACCGCTTAAAGCTGTCTTAGGTAAAATTAAAGAAATTTTAGCTAAAGCGTGGGAAATGACAAAAGATGCTGCTCGCTCTTCTGTTGAAAAAGCAAAAGAAAAGATTAAAGAAAAGATTAAACCGTATCTTAAAGATTCAGATAAAAGAAAAAAGATTTCTGAAGAAATCAAAAATTTATCTGCTATGGGAACTGCTGTTGCAACTTGGGCATCGGGTGGATTTCCTAGTACATTAGCTAAAGCCAGTCAAACTGCCGCTACTACAGAAGAATCATATGATTACCTTGCTGCGTTTGAGTCAGCTTTTTATTATGCAGCAGCTGAAACGCTAAACGAAAACTATACCATAGATGAAATACTTGCAGAGTGTAAACTTTTTGAAAGTGAACACGGCGAAGCAAAAGGTGGATTACAGATTCCATTCATTTCGTCAATTATGAATAAACTTGCACACATGCCGCCTTTCTCGGTGTTCCATAAGATTGAAGCTAAAGTTTCTAAAGCAGCGGACACAGGATTGGAAAGAATGTCAATACTTGCTACTAAAATTGCTGGAGCACCTGGACCGTTTAAATTTCCTGTAGTTGCTGGAATAGTTGGAATTGCTGCTGGATATCTTGCAGAGACAACATTTAAAAGTGGTATTATTAGCTTACAGGATTTAGCGGCAAAAGGACTTGGGTTTGCTATTCCAGGATTTGGTATGGCAATTAAGTTTATGAAATACGGAGGTCTTGCTTTAGCAATTTACGGAGTTTTAAACGAACTTGTTGGCGGTGAAGGTAAAGATAAGAAAGAAGAAACCGAACCTAAAGAAGAAACCAAGAAAGATGAAGAAACTAATTAAAACATACGAAGAATTTATTGGAGATGAAACTACCGATAAATTAAAGGCTCAAGCATTAGCCCAAGCTGCTGAAGACGGTGATGTTGATTACTTTGCTGGCCCCGAAAGCGGTGAAGATAGTACATCAGGATCTGATGATAGCGATAGTTCAGGCAACGAAATGGGTATATAAAAAATAAGTAAATACAAAATGGGAGTAATTAAAAATTTTAGCGACTTCGTTAAAGAAACCGAAACTTTAGGTTCTGACGAAATTAAAGCAACAAAACCAACTGCATTATCTGAAGCATTATGTGAAAAGTTAAAAAGCTGTATGGAAATGGCAATGGCTGAATGTAACGAATGGCATAATGATGAAAACACAGATCATACAGCGGATGGATATCTTTCTGAGTGTGACTCTTACATGAAAGAATGTATGGAAGGACTTAGATCAAGCTGTGAAGGACTTATGAATATGCCAGATGCCCCAGATGGAGATATGCGTCAAGGAAACACACAAGATTTAAACTAATATGGCAAAGATTTTAGAGTTTTCAGATTTCGTAACTGAAAAGAAAAATAAAGGTCTGTGGGCTAACATTCACGCAAAAAGAAAACGCGGTGAAAAACCAGCTAAACCAGGTGATGAAGATTACCCGGATGAAAAGGCGTGGAAAGCTGCGCAAGAAAGTGAAAATGGAGATCATGAGGTTTCAATGGCAGGTGCTCAATTAGATGACATCATTAAAAATGCTGCTGAGTTAAAAGCAAAGATCGGTAATATGGAAATGGACATACCAGCTTGGTGTCAAGATCATATTTCACAAGCACAAAATTTTATAAACCAGGCAAACACTGGGTTTGATGAAAAGTAACATTTTAAAACAATCAATATGAATCACTGGACAGTAAGAGTACGTGTGACAACTGAGGATTTAGACTCAGGAAAATTAAGAGCAAGAGTAGAAACATATCTTATTCAAGCAGAAACAATAGAAGCAGCACAAACACTAGTTCGTGAATACTTCAAAGGAATGACAATGGATCATGAGATCCGCAGCATTAGTGGTAGCAATATAATTGAATACATTTCAGCTGAAACACTAAACCAATAAGAACCGTTTATAGGAATGAAACACATTAGTACATTTGAATCTTTATTAGTGTTTAATCCACAAAAGAATCTGCATATAGTAAAGTAAATGAATTATTAAAGCAAATTGTTAATAACTTTAGTCCCGCAAATTTTTATTTGTGGGTTTTTTGTATTAATTTTAACTATCAATTTAAAACTATACACAATATGAAATCAATGCAAGATTACTTAGAGCAAGACGGAAACATCGGATTTAACATTTCAATCTATAATCGTTTCTCTACTATTGGTGATTCTTCATACGCTAGTATCTGCGGAGGATTTATTGACGGTGTCTATCAATGGGCAGATCATAACATTGATGATGTAACCGAAGTGTCTAATCATAAATACACCGGCTGGATTATTCTGTTTAGTTCGGGTGCTGAGCGCCGAGTGTATATTCCTAACTGGGTTATGGATGTTAAACCAAGAGATTGGAAACATGCCAAAAACTTGTTTAACAAGTATCTTCAAGTTAAACAATAAGCAATATAAATGACATTAAAGCAACTTTAATTTACCTTAAAATATTATACCTATGAGTATTAATAAGTTTCACGAGATTACTTTAGAAGGCACTAACATTTACCTTAAGAAGCCTTACAGTAATAAAAAAGTTATACTCGGTGTATTGGATCTTAACGATGAACGCTATGTAGAAAAACTAAATGCTATCAAAAACGTTCTTTGTGAAGATCGCTTCAATGATATTCTTGAAATCATTTATGATCGTCTACCACCTTCTGCAAGAAACGCCGGAACCAAAGTAATTAGCCGCTTAATTAAAGTGTTCTATAATGGCGGTTTGGAAAATCTTGACATGGTAACGGATATGATTAAAAATCCTGCATACATTTCTGCAGAATCTTTAAGTGGTGAACCTGTAGATATCATATCGGTTTTGGCAAATCATTATAACTTTTTTGCGCCGGAGTTCTTTGAGGAATTATTTAAAGAACAGCCTGGAGATATGGGTCCAAGTGAATTAATGTTCTCATGTTTCACTACTTTCCAAAAAGGGTCCAAAGGTGATCTTTGGGATCCTGTTACTGAAAGAGGTATTGAAGTAAAAGGTAAAATGGGTAGGCTTGCTGGTATTGGGAAGGTTGCCAATGGTTTAGATGCTTTGGATAAACTCAACAAGATGTTTAACATTGACGTGGATTTTCGTACGCTATCTTCTTCATATCTTAAGGCATACATATATCCACTTATTAAAGACGGAATATCATATGCTGATGCTGAGAAGTTTATCATGGCATTATCACAACACCCAGAAACATTCCTTACTTATAAAAATGAATTAATCACAAGAGTTCATAATGGGATAAGAAATAAGGAAGAACTCTCTAACATATTTCTTGCAGTTCAAATACTAAACTATTACGATTATTCTGGCTTTGATGATTTGCTAATCTTTGGTGATGGTAAAGATGAAAATCCAAAATGTAAACTGTTTAAGATTAATGGTGCTACTCTTGATGAAATCTTGGAGTACGGCAAAATCATATCTTACTCCGGTTGGGGTGTAGGTCAAGAAACTTCTATAGGTGTAAGTATTCGTAAATCTGACTGGTTACAGATTGAAATTAGCAAATACGGTAGGATGACAAAAGCTGAACGTGAAGCATACATTAAAGAATACCCAGAGATGCTTGATTATTCTGATGAATTAGAAAAATCTGTTGAATTAGAAAAAGAAAAACAGCGTGCAGCATCTCGAGCTCAAATGGAAAGGATTAAAGCAGATCCTGTTCTACTTGCTAAGTACCGAGAAAAGCAAAGAGCTCAGTCTGCTGCTTTAAAAGCAAAAATTTACGCAGACCCGGTTTTACTTGCAGAGTACCGTAAAAAACAACGGGAACAATCAGCAGCAGCCAAGGCTAGACTTATGGCAGATCCTGTTAAGTGGGAAGCACATAAAGCAAAACAACGTGAGGCATCTCGTAAAAAGAAAGAAAGAAAAACTAATTCATAACTTTTTTATGACGAAAAACTATCTTACACTTGGTGAATATAAATAAAACAAAAAATATACTATTATGTCAGAAAATACTGAAAACATAATCCCAGAAGTTGTTAATGAATGGGATAGCGTGATTATCCAAATTAATAATGGAGAAGATGGCGCCGGAGCAATTCGTATGATGAAACAAGATATTGATGCTCTTATGGAATTACATGGTGAAAGTAGAGGAACAATTTTAGACATGTGTCTATTAGCTGTTGAGACTACTCCAAAAGAAAACTTTGCACAACCTGAAGAAAAGTAAGAAATGCCATTTCATCAAGATTTTGGAGAACTATACGGCAAAGGGCAAATGTCCGTTAACCCTTACGGTTGGACACCTTTGGAAGTTGAGTACGGTTATAAAGATATTGCCCGTCAGAAGAATTTCTTTTGGCGAGTTAAAGGAACTCAACATACGTTCAGAATACCTCTTACTTCTTTAAATGAATTTTCACACGGAGACTATGAACATCATATCGAATATGTTTTGGAAAATTTTAGGCAAGAGTACCTCTCGTGGGCAGCACAAGGATTCCCAGTTGAGTGGATGGCCGAATACCACCGAGAATATAGAAACTACCTTGAAATCTAGTGAAATATATACTAAAACAAATAATATGAGTCTTAAAACATATCAGTGGATCAAAGGTGAAAAAGCCGGTGATGTTGTAAAATCTGATGGTGCAATTATTAATGATGAAGGAGTTGATTTTATTATTTTTACTGATGGCAGTAGATGTAATAGCAATCTTTTAGGTGATTATATAATAGAAGTTCTTAATGATAATCCAGAGAATCTTTTTATGCTTAATGACCTTTCGCCAGAACCTTTGCGCAAGATAACGTCTAACGAAATACCACAAGCGCCGCCAACACCCGCTAAGCCAACACAAACTATAGCACCGGTTGTTAGTCCATTAGAAGCATTACTTACTACGTCTAAGAAAACTGAAAAGACAGTTAAAGTGTCATTAAAAATTAATGTTCCACCTTTTGATTTAATTAAAGTTTTGGCAGCATCTTTTGATGATGGACAAGATCAAGTTCTTAGCTATTTACAAAATAGTATAACACCAGAAATGGTTGAAAACTTGAAAAGACAAATTGCAATAGAACTAACTTCTGATATCTTTGAAATTCCAGAGAACATTGAAGAACCACAAGAAAATTTAGAAAATTATGAAAGAGTTTAAAACATTAAAGAGCTTCAAAAACTTTGATGTAATCCAGATAGAAGGTCATCAAAAGATTAAGATGAAAACGATGTCGGTTGCCGTTATGCCTTTTACGACTGATGACACTGGTATGATTAGCAAAATTGGACTTCTTAAAGAATATAACACTTTAAGAGAAGGTGATTTTTGTCATACACTTATTACAGGAACTATAGATAACGAAGATGAAGATTTACTATCAACAGCAAAACGTGAACTAACTGAAGAAGGTGGGTTCATTACACCGCCTGAGGAGAATCAAAGATGGATTTATTTGGGTAACTTTTTTCCATATAAAGACAGTGACAGACAAGTACCTACATTTGCTGTAGATGTCACTGGATTATCACAGTCAAAACCAGAAGGTGATGGTTCAAAAAAGGAAGAACTTTCAGAATTAATTATGATGCCGTCTAATGAAATTTTAGTTTCAGAAGAGACTCTTGCATTAGCTGCATTCCTCAGACTATTTAATTACTTTTACTTAAAATCAACAGGGCATGTATAACAGAAGACAAAGAAGAGAGCTTGAGAAAAAAGCTGGTCTATTAAAAATTTATCAAAATATGTCTGAGGCAGATAAAGCGGAGTTACGAAAAAGACGCGCTGCATCAGGAAAACAAATACATTTACAAAATGTTCAGGCTCGTGAGCAATATGAAATGGAACAAGAAACACTTCGTTATACCAAAATGATTGAGCGTTTTCAATCTGAAGGCATGAATGACGAAGAAGCAACAGCTGCTGCAGATGCAATACTTAAAGCTGAACAAGATCGTTGGGAAAAGAAACACACAAAAAGAGTCCCACTTCAAGAAAACGAATAAATGAATCTATACATAACAATAGAAGATAAAAGCAAATTAAAGAAGGCTTTCCTTAACTTAAGAAAACAGCAAATCATTGTCGTTGATGAGGTTGTAGTTGAACTTGGGTATGAAGTTGGAAAGGTGGATGATTATGCTTCATTTATTGTTAATCAGAGAATAAAGAAAATCATAACGTCGACTGCGTCAGGCAAAAAGATGCAGTCAATTATTTACGTTAACCATAATCTTAATGATGAGATTATTCGCGGTCTAATCCATTTTTGCCAAGACAGCACGGTAGTTGACCGTGTAATACTTCTAACAGAAAAAGGAAAGAATGAAGAACTATACGAACTCTTTGATGAAATCCTATTCTTTCCTACTATTAAAAAAGTGCATATCATAGAATGCATTACAGTTCCGGTCACTTGGCTAGAAGAAACTGAATAGACTCCTATTACCTTAGATTTTGCTTGTATGATATATACTTAAAATAGACTATAAGTCTAAGAAAATCATTTAAGCAAATGGCAGAGAATAAAGAAGTTTATGGGTATGATATCATAAATTATGGTAATAAGACAGCTGGATATGGAATCTTGGTGTTTAAACCAGGTGATAATGCACCCAAAGAACAACGAACTTTCATTTACGCTAAGAATTTCCCTGGGAGATACAAAGGTAACTGGAATTACGTAGAAGCAGCGGTTAAAGACTTAAAAAGTCAATACCCAGGCGTTGAAAAAATGCAGCCGCGCCCTACGCCGCAGCCTACGCCGCCGCAGCCTAATACAACTGTTGCTGATGTTAAACCAATTCAAACACTTGAACCTACTGACTTACGTCTTGTTTTTGCAACGAGTGCTGACGGACAAGTTGTTTATTCTATGTCAGGAGAACCAAAGAATACACATTTACTTGTTGATGGAATGCAATTTTCCGAAGGAACTGATGAAGCATCTGCTAAGACAGGAAAAAGGAAAATGGAAAATGAGTTTACCGCAGAAGAATTACAAAATAAAGCAATTGAATTTGCCGGTGTACCTGCATTAATTAACTCTAACTCATATATTAACTTACAAGCAGCTGGCGGAAAAATTAACAATAAGTACTTAATAGACCGAGAAAATAGTATACGTTTTTATAACATATCTGAACCTGGTGTTGGTGATGGTAGCGGTGTTCAGGCGTCTTCCGCACCAACTGTAAATCAAATAGTTGCATGGAGTAGATCAAATGACTCAAATGCTGCTAAGTTCCCTTATAAGTTTACCGACTTTGCATTTTTAAAATGGTGGAAGAAAATTCCTAATAACTATCTTATTACATTAAGACGTTATCCGTTTCCTGTTAATGATGCAGTTATAAGTGGAGAAGAAGCTAGAAAAGATCTTAAACTTGATAAACTAAAACCGGTAGCAACTATGCTTACGTTTTTAGGTGAAGACACGGGTAACAAAATATCTTCTATTTTAGGTCCTATTGAAACTGGTCTTAAGTGGAAAGATTTTGAAGCTAAAGTATGGGAAGTAAGTACCTCAGGTGATGCGGCAAGTGTAAATAACCCAGCGCCTGGATTAGCAAAAATGCTTGGGTTTTTAGCAACTGGTGATGCACGTGGAACAAGCGCAACTGTAACACCGCCGGATCCTTATAATAATGGTCCATACGCAAACAAGATCATTGGTCCTGTAAACGTAATTAATACAACTAAAGGTCGTGATCAAGGACTAACATTTGCGCACAAGATGGAACTTGTATTTGAATATAGTTTAAGAGGTATTGGTGGAATTAATACAAAGGCAGCGGGATTAGATATTATTGCAAATGCAATGTTAATGACATCGGCAACTGCACCATTTTGGGGCGGTCAAAACAGATACTTACCAAATGCTGGTTCTGGGCAAGGTGACCCATTTCTTGGCGGGTCTGAAGGCCGAAGTGCTTGGTTACGCGGTGATCCTGCAGGATTTTTGTCTGCATTAAAAAATCAATTTATGAGTATTGGGGATAACTTGAGTGACTTGTTTAACAAATTCTTTACGGGAGACGGTATGTCTCTTGAAAGTATTGCAGGTGGTGCCAAAGATGCTGCCAAGCTATTTATGAAAAACAGTGTTACGGAATCAACCAGAGTTACTACAGGTATTCACTCGTTATTAACCGGAGCTCCTGTTGGCGAATGGCATGTATGTGTTGGACCACCAATGAATCCAATGATGATGATGGGTAATATGATTGTAACTAATGCTAAAATTGAATTTAGTGATGAACTTGGTCCTGATGATTTCCCAGCAGAAATAAAAGTAACAATTACAATTGAACATGGAATGCCTCGTGATAAAGCAGGCATTGAATCTATGTTTAACAAAGGACGAGGTAGAATTTATGCCTTACCTAAAGGATATGAAGAAACTCTTGCATCAAGTTCACAATCTCCAGTAGATACATCAATCGAAGCAAGATACAAATATTCTCGTAATGATCCTTCTTCAAATAAAGAAGCAGATGGCAAAACCGCTGACCAAAAACAAACGGAAAAAACTGATGCAGGGTCAACAAATAAAGCTCCTACCGTAGGGTCTGTATACGCTGCTCTATATTCGCAAGGTTCGGGTTATTCACCAGCAGTTCCTAAACCAGCAGAGAAAAAAGAATAAAAATCTTAATTATGTTAGAGTTTTTTAAAACACAAGATAGTAAACCTTTAGTTAAGGATAAAAAAGGAACAGAAATAGTTAATTTTATTGAAAAAGATATGGTAGCCTCACAAATTGGTTACCGTCCTATTATTATTGACTATTATTTGGTTACCGCTGAGGATTCTATGCGAGCCGATTTAATTACACAAAAAATGTATGGCTATTTGTCAGCAATCGAAGGTGTACTTAAATTTAATGAAATAAGTAATCCGTTTGCGATTGATGAAGGTGATGTTCTATATACGTTTGACATACCAAGCATGAATGCAAATATGAGAACAGGAACTACCAATGATTCATTAAGAGCTGATATTCGAGATCAATACCTAACACCAGAAAAGAAATCTACAGTAGATCCTGCTTTACGTGCTTTTGATAAACGTGACACACCGAGAAAACCAAATCCCGCAAAAGGTAATCAACCAGCATTACCGCCAAACTATGCTGCATTTGGTGATACTGAATTACAAGTAAGAAACGGAAAAATTGTATTTGGTCCTGGGGTTACAAAACAAGATGAAGATTGCGATAAACCATTATCAAAAAGCGAATTCATTTCAAGATTAATTAAGAATAGACTAAATAATAAGTAATGGCGCAACCAGAAAAAACAATCATAAGATCTTTACTTGACCCTAAGATAAAAATCGATAGGCTTGAGGTGGAAGATGCGTTCACAGGAACAAGTGAAAAACTTCCAGAAAGCAAGAAAGGCACTTCTACTGGTCATCAAATACAAAATGAATTGGGTATTTCATATCCTTTTTTATCAATTAACAATTATGTTTTTGATGCTGATGAAATAGATTACTTTATGATTGATGCTACTGGGTTTTTACCTCAAGTAACATTTATTTTTACATTACATAAAACCGACGCATTCAAGTCACAAGGTTATCCAAAAGATGGTGACATCTTAAGTGTTTTTATTCGTGCTAAAAATAATGCCTTTAAGCCAATTCGTAATGATTACATAATTAAGAATGTATCAAGTGGAGAAGGCGGTCAAGATAATGCTGGTGGAACAACTACTATTTCAGGTGAATTGTTTATTCCTCATATTAAAGACCAACTTATAAAATCATACACTGGAAATTCTTTTGATGTTCTAAATCAAATTGCGCAGGAATTACAAATGGGCTATGCAACTAATGAAACATCTACTAGTGATTCACAGGCATGGTTATGCGCTGGAAGCAGCTGGGAAGAATACATTCAACATATTGCTGCCGCTTCTTGGAAAGATGAAAACAGCTTCTATAAATGTTATATAGATGTTTACTACCATTTAAACTTCATTAATGTAAATAATCAATTAGAAGGTGAAGGCCAACTTGCTGCCGGTATTCTTGATGTAACTTTAACCAAAGATTTTTACAGTGATAAGATTGGCGAAGCTGAAAATGCACAAAAACAGATTGGTAAGTTCTTAACTTCATTAGCAAATATGTCAGGTACTAACATGTACATCCAAGGATACAAGACAAAGAATGAAAGTTCAAGAATACACGAAGAACATGGTTATAAGTACAATGTGCAATTCTTTGATATGAAAAGTTTAAAGTATTGGAATATTTTTGTAGACCCTAAGACTTCTGACGGCGCAGAACAGAAAAAGATTATTTTAAAAGGTAGAACATTTCCTAAAAAGGAAGAACAAACTAAAGATGGAAAATCTCCGTCTGCTGAAGAGTATTGGAAAACTCAAAATCGTTTTGTTTGGAAAGGTATTCAGAGTACCAACGTTCATGACAAGTATACATTTGCTATTGCACATAATGAAAGAAACCTTCTTGAGCTTAAAAAGTTATATCTTGAAGTAAATGTACAACGTTGGAACCCAAATATATACAATGGAGAGCGTATACCTCTTTTACTTACATCACAAGCTGATGAACTTAAAGCAAGAATAGATGCATCAAATGCTGATAAAAAAGTTTTAGACCAAGACCAAGGTGGAGGCGCGCCTCCAGTACTTGACCAATTTTATAGCGGATACTATATGATTAACGGTGTGCAGTTCGTATATAATAAGCAAGGACCAAGAGAAACCAAAGGTGAAAACGCTGGAAAATATAATGGACCTGCATTTTATCAAACTTTTATAATGACACGTCGAGAATGGCCAACACCTCTCGGATAAAAATAATAATGACCCATGCAATACGCAGATAGTGTAACCAAATCTTTTTTAACGTACGGTAATCCTTCAACGGTTACATTACCGCCTGGTTCTATGTCAGATTGGCAAGATCCTACTTACATGGGATTTCAGATAAGATTAGTGACTAGCCTAAATAATGAAGTTGACTTAGATGATATGCCGCACGGACTTTTCTGTGGAACTTATAGTCAAAAAGATAAAGAAAACGCTAGTCAATATACACACAGTAACAAATACTCTACATATAACTACTTAATTAATCGTGGTGAATATAAGAGAGCTGAATACATAAGATTATTTGAAACTGGGTTTGGTACATTACTTAATGAATGTCCTTGGTATTTTGTAAAAGTATCAGGACTTGCAGATGCTTGGAAAATTGATTCTAAGAATAACTGGAGAGGTAAAGATAAAAAAATTACGGTAGAAACACTAGAATCTATTGATATGAAAATGACATATCTAATAGACTGTTATCGTAAAGCAGTATTTGATGCAAATTGGATGAGATGGGCTGTGCCAGATCATATGCGTTGGTTTAAAATGGATATCATTATTAGTGAAGTTCGTCCTATGAAAATTGGTAAAGTTGCTGAAGAGACAACCAATAATCCTGGGCCTGACACATCTACAGAGCCATCAACAAAATTAGGAAAACTTGCAAAGAAAGTAGGTACTTCGGTACAGCAAAAAGCAACATCAGCATTAGCTGATGTCGCGGCAAGTGCTGGTTTAACTTTAGGCCCGGGTACACCTCGTGAATATGGATTGGTTACAGATAAAACACCAGAGCCTTGGTCAGCTGCTACTTTTATAAAGTTTTCATTTGAACACTGTGAAATTGATTTAACTGAAGCTCCGCCATATTTAGATACGGTAGGGATCATAGGTGACACCGTTGCCTCTAATAAGTTTGTAATTAAAACGGGAGTTATTCGCGAGAGTAATACATACGGTCTTCTTGGAGCAATTCTTGACGATACATTAACATGGGACGCGTATGGTAAAGATGCAGCAAAAGAAGCTAAAGTTATAAATTTCCAAACTGCTAAAGATACTGCCGCAATACCAAGTTCTTACGAAGTTAATCCAACAAGAGCTGATACACAAAAAGCATTTGATTCCGCAAACGGGAAACCTAATTCAGGTGGTCTTTTAAGTCAGATAGGCCAGAAGGCACTTTCTGGAATAACAGCGGCTGCAACGGATCTTATTAAGAATGCTGTGAATGGTTTCTTATTAGGAAATGTATATAATGCGTCTCCACTTGGATTATTTAATGCTGCACAAGGTATTCTGAATAATCCAACCGGGGCAGTAGAAGGTTTATTAAGAAGACAAAGTAGTCCAGGTATTGCTGCTATGATGGCAAAGAAAGTAGAACTTACAGGTGCGGAAATAAACTTGGTTAAAACTCTTATTGGGCAGACTACATTAGAAAGCGCAGCACCGGAATTAAATAGCCCGGGTAATGTTGGATTAGTGGGAGCTGTTAACCCACCAGAAACTTTAGGCAAAGAAAGTTTAACTTCTCCAGATACTCAAACAACTCCGCCGGGGAAAGTTGTATTATCAGCTGTGCCTTCAGATAATACAACTTTAGGTAGTACTACATTTGAGTTACCAAATATAAATACTGGAGGCGCGAGTAAAGTTGATTTATCAGGTCCTGAAATACCAGCGGCTAGTCCACAGAAAACAAACTTGGAGGCATTTGCGTCTGCAGGCATACCTTCTTCTAGAGCTAATCTTACGGCTCCTAATAAAAAGGTAGCAACACAGCAGAATGTTAGTCTTGAAGGTGCCACTGTTACTACAAGTGATCTTGGAGAGGCTGATTTAACAGGCGCACCTGCGGAAACTGCTACATTAGGAAAAGCTGATTTAACCGCAGCACTTGTACCACCAACCACATTAGGAAAAGCTGATTTATAATGATAAAAGGATTAAGTAAAGAAGAGATAATTGGGAAGATATTCTACGGCGAAGTTGTAGATAATAATGACCCGCTTCAAGAAGGGCGTTGCCGAGTTAAAGTTTTTGGTATCTTTGATGATATTCCAGACGCAGATATTCCATGGGCATCTCCGGGTTCTTCCAATTCATTTGGAGGAGGAGAAGATGGAGGCTTTGGCAATATATCAATACCAAAGAATAAAGCAATAGTAAGACTTAGTTTTGCTGATGGTGAACTCTATAATCCAGAGTGGTTTAGCATTGCGTACATCAACCAAGAAGTTAAGAATGAAATTGCTGATTCTTATTTAAACTCACATGTTCTTATGTATGATGTTGATGAACAGATGAGAGTTTTTTATACACCGTCTAAAGGGTTTGAAATTTACTTTAAGAAATCACATATCACAATTAATCCTGATGTAAGTATTACAATAGAACACGCAGACTCACAAAGTATTATTGAACTTATAGGCCCCGATTGTAATATTACTACACAAGCAAACGTTAATGTAACCGCTGCTACAAAAATTGAAGAAACTGCTGAAACTTGTATCATAAACGGAACTCAATTAACACAATTAGGTCCAACGGGCAATTTTAGTGCAGTGGGAGCAGAACCGTTATGGGCATTCTTAAAATCCCTATCTGCAGCAGTAGATCTTAAATGGCCTCCTTCACCAGGAGCAAATGCCTCTGCGGCAGCTGCAGCGGAAACAGCATCAACATCAACCATTGTGACTGTCACAGTACCTTAATCATGAAACATGGCAGATCTATCACCAGCAGCTCAAGCAATAGTTGAAGCACTAAAATCTAAAGCAAAAGTTATAGACGGAGTTCCCTACATGCCCACTGGGTTTGAAGGTAAATCTGCGTCTGAACTTTTAGACGCAGTGAATGCTTCATATACTAAAATTGGAAAAGCAACTGTAGGTTCAAATAAAAATGCAGCTGGTTTAGGTGGAGGCGCAACTCGTAGCAATGCGGTTATACCAACAGATATTACGGCAGCACCATCGTCAACAACAAATATTCTTCCAAATTATTCTAAAGAAGAAATTGAAGAAGTTGCTAAGGAAGCTGTTCAAGAATGTGAAATTCGCAAAGCAGTTCCTAACATTTTAAATAACGTTCAGTTATCTGAAGCTATTGATGCAAAGTGTGATATTAAACCACCTGTGCCATTCTTACCTGCTGAATTTTTACCTGACACTCCAGTTGAGTTAAAGCCAGAACCTGAGCCAGAAGATTCTTTAGCACCTCCTAAATATACGCTTGTCACATTGGTTAATCTTGATGGATTAACTGCAAACGGAAATGAATATGCTGAAATAAAAGTTCTTAAGAATGATGGTGATAAAGTTTCTTGTGGAGAAACTATCATGGAAGTTGGTGGAATAGCTGTTACTTGTCCTATAGTTGATGGGACAGTTAAAAAAATAATCACCAAAGAAAAAGCTGTTAAGTTTAGCCAGCTATTTGTAGTAGAAGAACCTAATCCAGTAGATACATCGAAAAAAGTTTTTGCTGAAGCTGATAATCTTAAAAAGAAGATTGATGAAATGATTCTTCTTAAAGAAAGATTAGGAGTACTTGAGCCACAAGTATGGCACTCAAAAATTATCTGGGGAATCTTTGAAGGCCAGTACCAAGGATACATTGCATATTATCAAAAATTTAATGATCTTATAACTCAAAGAAATACTCTTAATGATGAGTTTATTGAAAATAGAAAGAAATTAGAAGATCTTTTTTATACGTATACTTATACTACTACATCACAATCAAAAGCGGATCTTGTTGCAGCTATAACTACAAGAACTGAAAAGTTTATCTTACCTAATGATTATAACAGTAATAAGAAAAAACAAATTACTGAATTACTTGCAAGACAGGCTGAACTTGTTACATTAATAGGTAATGTTACATCACAACTTGATGCTGTAAGAGCTGAACAGCCTACTTATTTTGCATTAGATAAGACTAAAGAAATTAATGCAAGTGTTACTTCTGTCCCGTTTACAAAAGGTGTTAAAGGATCACAATACACAATCATACCATTTAAGTCAGGTGATAAAATATCTTCTCCGTATATTGACATATTAAAAGGATTACCTGCTATTATAGAGCCTTTTACTAATAACATATTATTGGCAGGTAGATACTTTAATAGGTGGAGTGATATTCCTAATCCTTTACAACCAAATGTTCATTTTGATATTAATCAAAAAGGAATCTTTTCTTATAACACATTAATTAGAGTAGAAACTTCACCAACTGATTATGATTTTGAAGTTAAAGGAGGTATTCGTAGATGGTCAGGAAGTATGTGGAAAACCCGATACGATTTCTTTAACACAGCAACAGCAGTTTCTAAAGGTATTAAACCGTCAGATGATCCTGATGAAGTAACGCAAAAGACAGGTGATTTAAGTTTACAAGAAAGAGCGTTACCTGCGGTAATAGAAAAACTTGCTACCGATAATTATAATGCGGTTGTAGAATACTGTAAGAACTTTGGTTACTATTTATTAAATGATGGTTCAATATTCATACAAAACGGCAAGAATAAAACTACTGAACTTGATAAGAAACGCAAAGATGCACAAGCGGCATTTGATAAACTTCATGATGAATATGCGGCTATTCGTAAAAAAATAGTAGAAACAGAGATATACATAGACTCATTTCCAAATATCATTAAAAACATAACTACAAGTGGTTGTGGAATGGTAGGCGGTGGTCCTGCATCAGTTGGTAAGTATGAAGGTAAGAAAGCTAAAATCATTCCTTGGCCGTTTAGTGATGGTGGGGGTGGTGCTGGTGCTGGTGTCCCAGGTGATAATGATAAAGAAAACGGAAACCCAGACCCTAATTCTCCGCCATCAACATCTCTTGCATATTGGAAAAAATATTGTAAGCGAGCAACTACGGTTAACTTGCTTCCTACATACTGGCCTATCGGTATTATTATACCTACACCAAGTGGATTAATTAAGATACCTTTTCCTATTATCTGGACACCGCTTGCAGTTATTCCGTCGGATCTTGCACTAATTGTGATAGGAATAACAATGTGCGGTATTTGCCCAGGACCTTTTATCTATATAGTAAACCCGGGTTGGCCGTTTCCTATAGGAATGGTTAAAGCAAAAGAATCTTGGTTTGTGGTAGGAAATCGTGGACCAAAAAATATTGATTCTATTACTACATCTGAAGTTTCTGCGCTTGACATACCTACAGTTAACATACCGTTAAAATACACAAAGAATGGACAGACTGTTAAGACTAATGTCAAAATTAACGTGGGACCTATTGTAACTCAACTTTTACCTTTTATACAAGATGATTTACCTGTGTATGAAAGATTAACCATGACAAATGTTGTCTACTTATTATATCTTGCAAAATGGTGCAAGCAAGGAAAAAACACATACGGATTCTTTACAAGTTAGAGTCCTTAAAAATATATGATCAAACATCGCGGATATATACAAAAAGCAAAAATATGGAACTAAAAAAACAAGACGAAATTTTCGATGACAACTATTGGGCACTCCTTGCAACAAATGGCAAGTTAGTACCAAATGCGAAATTAAGTAGTAAAGCAGGCAATGCTGTTTATTGCCACGAATCATACGCTGAAGATTTATTGGCGGTGTATCAAGGAATGACTGAAACGGCAAATAAAGAGCCGAAAGTAGGTGAAGTTTATAAACTTGTAGATGTAAGAGTCGGTGTTAACCGTGAACTATACGTTACACTTACAGGTTTTATTGATGCAACAGTTAATCTGGAGCAAGAGAAGAAATTCCTAGCAATGTTAGGAATGACTGAAGAAGAATTGGTAGAGAGTTTAAAAACCGAAGACGGTAAAAAACATTTCTGTGCTAATCAGTATCATGTAAGAGTTGAGATGATTAAACCTTATGTTAAGGTATCTCTTTATGAAGGGCAGCTTTCTCATATCAAAGAAGATTTCTTTGGGCAGATTGGAAAACCTACAACAGCTTACTATGGAACTATTACAGGTAAGAACCAAGGTGGATTTATTATTGCGGTTCAAGGTATTAATGGTTTCCTTCCTGGATCTCTTGCGGCAGCTAATGTGGTACGAGACTTTGATAGTATGATTGGTAAAACAGTTCCAGTGATGGTTGAAGATTATCTTACAGAGAGTAGTACATTCGTATTCTCTTATAAGAAATATCTTGCTTATGTTCTTCCAACAAAAATTGAAGAACTTGACCTTGATGCAAAATACACAGGGACAGTTACAGGTATTGCAAAATATGGTATCTTTGTTGAGTTTGATGAAATCTTTACAGGATTACTTCATAGCAGTAAAATGTCTGCGGCTCTTAAAGAATCGTTTAAGAACTTTGAGTTTAAACCTGGAGATACGGTTGACTTCTGGATTAGAGAGATTACGCCAGATAAGAAAATCATTTTATCTGATGAAGATCCTTCATTCCGTAGAAAAGAACTTGAAGAATTTAAAGATCAAAACGTTGGAATTATTCGCAGCGGGGAAGTGGTGTCAATTCAACCATTTGGTGCACTAATTAAAATCCAAAAAGATATGGTTGGTCTTATTTCCCAAAAGGAAATTAAAATGAAAAAGAAACGATTCAATGTAGGTGATGAAGTTATGGTCACTATTGAAAGAGTTGCTAACGATAAAATTTTCTTAACATTACCAAGCGAATCGTAAGATGGCTGAATGTCCAAGATGTAAAACTAGTTTAGGTTGCTCATGTCAACTTAAGAATGCATCAGACGGAACTGAAGTATGTGAAGAATGTATAGAAAATTACGAATTAAAATTAAAGGCAAAGAAACGCAATGAAAGTTAAAAAGTCTTATACCGAAGCTGAAATCCTTGACGCCGGAAAGATTGGATATGAATTTGAGTTTTATTCAAATTTATCCATTGAAAAGACCGCTCGTGGATTAGCCAAGTATATCCAAAAGAGGGTGGTTATTCCTATGGCACTTAGTAACATACAAAAGCCTAAACCTCTTTATCATTCGCCAATCACGCCTACTGCTGATATCTTTAAACTAGAGCCTGATTATTCAGGAGGTAAAAATATGATGGAACTTGTTACGGGCCCTATGTCTTATAAAGATGCCCGTAATGTTCTAATCAAAGTTTTTGAGTGGATTAAAGATAACGGATACACAAATGAAAGATGCTCTATACATGCTAACATTAGTATAGATCCTAATAAGTTACCTACGCTAGTAAATATTCCTCAAATGAATGTTGCCAAATTCATACTTGATTTTGATGAAGGTAGAATTTACGATGTATTCCCACAAAGAAAAGATTCCGTTTATGCAAGAAGTATAAAAAATCTTAGACCTAATAAGGTTATGTTTTATTCTCCTTCTTTAGAAGAGTTTAGTCGTTCAACTATGGCAATACCTGATGAAAAGTATTTTGGGGTGAACTTTACAAAGTTGGAAAAAGGATACTTAGAATACAGATATATGGGAGGTAAAGATTATCATACTAAGGCTCGTAAGATTCTTAGTCTTGTTGATTATTACATCTTACATATGTTTAGTGTTTTAAACTTTAATGGTCAATATTCACAAGTTGACCGAGCTAAGTTTAAGAGCATGATGGAAAAACAAGAAATCATATACAAATCATTTATTAAATACGGAGAGTTTAAAAAGAACTATCCTGACATTGAGCTTTCAATGGATATGATTAAAGATGATCAAACTCTATCTGCTGTTTGGGGTAATCTACGAGAAAAACTATTTGATCTTGTAGTTACTGGAGGAATGACTAAAGGTAAATTTAATTATGATACTGATTTAGGTCGCTTCCAACTTCAAGACACTAAACTAAATAACTGTAAAGTTGAAGACATTGAGTTTATTAATTGTGAGATCCAAGGTGTTATAGACCGTTCATGGTTTTATAACTGTACTGTAAAGAACTCTAGAATTACAAATTCGTGGGCTATGAAAGAGAATGTTTTTGAGTTCTCTAAAATTGCTGATACTCCACTTCACGTTACTAATGTATGTAATGACTGTTTCATCGAGAATAAACGTTTCGTTATTAACTGTGAAGTCAATAAAGGAGTTATTCGTAATGGTGAAATTGGTAAACTTGCAAAAGTTTCAAAAGAAACTATGATTGTTGAACTGATTGAGCCATCTGAATCTGACGGCGGATTTAAAAGTGAAGAAACAGGAAAGAAAGAAGAAATAAAAAAAGCAAAGAAATAAAGATGAAACACATTAAACTATATGAAGACTATATTAATGAGGGTTCTATAAAGCAATTTGATAAAGATGTTGACACTTTAATTAAAAACATCAAAAGTGGTTATGGCTGGATTGAACCAGAATACGTAATAGATTCATGGGATAACGTAAGTAATACTATTAGCTTTGAATTAGTTAAAGGTGAAGTTTTAAAAAGATTATTTAATGCTGGTGTTTTATATCACTCTTCTGCTAATGGCAAAGAAAAGGGTGCAAAAGTTACATTAAGCGAAATAGGAGCATTAGCGCTAATGCGCTAACTTATTGTAAATAAAAGAATCAAGATGAAACATATACAATCGTATGAATCCTTTCTTAACGAAGGATTAGAAGTTAATACTAACAAGTATCAATTTGCGCATGGAAAGAAACCTAATGGTAATGGGATGTGGGCATTTAAGTTATCTGGGCACCAGATAGAACAAGACGTTTGGGCTCCAAATGCAATGAATTACAACGATGCTGTGAAATGGGCAAAAGAAGAAGCTAAAAAAATCGGAGCAACTCGTATTGATGTGCTTTCATAAAACAGTATGACAAGAGGAGAACTTATAGAAATGGTAACCGGTGAAATCACAGCAAGTGGTTCACTTCCTTATTCTATTCCTGAGCGTGAAGCAAATCGTATCATTGACCAAGCACTTAATTGGTTTTATGTTAATTATGGTCCTGCTGTAGAAACTCAATATTATGTGATAGGAAAAGATTGGTTTAAACAGCCTGAATTTAAAAAGACAAGAAGTGTTTTATTACCTGACTGTGTTGTTACAGTTTTTGAGGTAAAAGAAATAACAGGTGGTGGGCGTCTTGGTACTGTTGACCGTGATTTTGCTGATAACCGACTTATTGCTTCAGAATTATTTTTATCACCATTTCAATCTGATGACCTTGTTCTTAGAACTGCACAATATTCTTATTGGGATTTAACAAAAGCATTTATTCTTGAAAGAATTGGGTTTGACTATAATCGTAATACTCATCGTTTAAAAATTGTAGGGCGTGATCCTAAAAGAAATGTTTTCTTGCAAACATATGCAAAGATTGAAGAAAGTAAACTATATGATGATTGGTTCTTCCAAAGATACATAATTGCACAAGCAAAAATATCTTTAGGTAGAATACTTGGAACATTTAAGTTTAATCTTCCAGGTGGTATTGAAGTTGATGCAAGTGGAATTAAAGATGAAGGTAATGAAGAGCTTAAAGAAATTAAACAAAGAATAGATGATGAAAACAGTCCAGACTGGTTCTTCTTATTCCACTAATATTAAGATGTCTAATGTTAAGAGAGATATACTGTAGAAATGTTAATGATCCAAGTTATAAACCTTTTCAATTAGAAACTGGTAGCGAGTTAGAAGCTCTTCTAACTAAAATTCGTATGATCATTTTTACACAAAAAGGTGAAGTTCTTGGTTCTCCTAATTTAGGATTAAGTCTTGAAGAATATTTATTTGATTTTAATGTCAATACTGCACAATTACAAAATACATTTTATGGTCAACTTGCTGCTTTTGTTCCTGAGGCTGGAAAATACAATGTAGAAATCGATGTAAAGTTTCAACCTGGCGAAGTGAGGGATTTATGTTTCATTGATATATACATAGATGGATCCAAATTCATTGGTGTCCTCGCAAAATAAGCAGAGATAAATGGAAATATTTAAAGTCAATAGGATATCCTTTAGTCAGATGTATTCTGATGTTAGGGAGTATCTTACAAGTACATTTCAACAATCGGCTGAAGTATTCAGCCCAGCAAGTGCGTACGGTCAAATACTGTCCGTAGTTCTTGACATGGGTAAGCTTATTTTATACTATATTGAGGACAGTATTACTGAACTTAATATTTATACCGCCACACGCGACATTTCTATTAAAAGTTTAGCCAGAATTGCTGGTCACAACCCTACTCGTGCTATCTCAGCAAACGGTACTCTTATTTTATCTTATAGCGGAGAACAAATTGATATGTATGGTAATACTGTAATCATACCAAATTACACAAGAATGGTTAATGATGCTACGGGATTACCTTATCTTATAGTTTTAAACACAGAAGAAACTCGTCTTGAACTTGTTGCTAAAAAATCTATTGAAGTTAAACTATTCCAAGGTGAAGTTGAGTCTCAACAAGTAACTGGAACTGGGTTACCTCTTCAATCATATTCTGTTAATCCTAAAAGAGGTTATCAAGTTGACAATGGATTTGTTAACGTTTATGTGAATAATGAAAAATGGAAAGTTTATGATTCTATTTATGATATTCCGTATGAAGCAAAAGGTGTAGTTGTTAAGACAGGTATTAACGGTGGTCTTGATACTTACTTTGGTAATTCATACTTTGGAAGTATTCCTGCATTAGGTTCTACTATTAGAATTGAGTATTTAACCAATGCTGGTAATGCTGGTAACATTTTTGACAATAGCCAACCAAAGTTTTCATTTGCTGATGATGGATTTGATTTAGCAGGTGATACGGTAGATCTTAATACTGCCTTAAATGTAAGAGTTGGCCTACCTATTAACTTTGGTGCTGACAGCGAACCTGTTTATTTAACTCGTATACTTGCTCCTAAAACGAGTCGTGCGTATGTCTTAGCAAATGCGGATAATTATGTTTACTTCTTAGAGAAGTTTAATATGTTTAGTGTAATTGATGCATTTAGTTCTTTCAATGATAACGATCTTACTGATGATAATGTAGTTTACCTATTCCTTATACCTGATGTAAATAAACGTAAACCGTCAAATGCAGATTATTTTAACATACCTCTTAATTTATTCTTATTATCAACAGAAGAGAAGAATAAGATATATGATCTTATAGAACAAAGCGGTCAAAAAATTCTAACAACAGTTGTTAAGATTGTTGATCCTATTGTTAAAAAATATGTAGTAAACATTAGTGTTCGTTCTTTTGAAGGATACAGCAAAGACGTTATTCGTCAATCTATAGTCTCAAAATGTTCGGATTATTTTTTAAAGAATCGTCGTAGAGACAAGATTCCAAAATCTGATTTGGTTTCTATTATTGAAAGTGTAGCTGGTGTTGACTCAGTTAACGTTTGGTTTGTATGTGAAGAAAATGAAGTTTTCAAATCTGATCCTGCAAATGCTGAGGCTGCACCTAAAGGTCTTGATGAATATGGAGATGTACTTATTGGCCGTGGTGAATATGCTCTTATTCGTGGAGGTTGGAATGATCGTACAGGTTTTACATATTATGATTCAACAGATGCTTCTAAACCTGGAAGTATAAACGTGGTATTTGGTAAAGATTCAGAAAACACATTAAACATGGAACTTCACCGAATTAACATTGATGCAATAAAAAATACGTAAGATGGCAGAACCAAGAGAAGGTAAGTATTTAACTCGAGAGAGCTATTACCAATATATGATACATATTCAAGATGATTTAAAAAATACTGGGTATGACTGGAGAAATAACTTGTTTAGAAAGTCTTTTTCTACTTATTTATTATCAGATCCTAAAAGAGAAGGAATCTTAATCGAACTTCAAAAAATGATGGTTTATATGATTGACCGAGTAAGCATGATTAAAAAAGCTATGAATTACACGGTTGATAAAAACTACAAATATCTTAACTAATGTTATTAAACAGACAATTTAAAGTTTTTAACAAAAGCGGAAATAACATTAACTCTACGGAGATTTTACCTATTACCGCAACTGTTATAGATCCTACTGGTGCAGGCCAAGGTGGTGAAATCCGTGTGTACACTGATTACGCTGGAACTATGCAGTATGTACAGATTGTCAATCCAGGTATAAATTATAGTTCAGATACTTATGTAAATTTTGAAACTCGCCCTATCATTAATAAACGATGGGACAGTGATTCAGCTTGTTTAGGATTAAGTGTGCTGGGAGAAATTACTTCTTTTAATTTTGCCGGAGATCCAACTTCAGTGTATAATACATTAGGCTGGCCGATTGTTGCTAATACAATTAGCAATTCATGTTATCTCCCACCTGTTTCTGCAGGATTAATTGAATCTGAAAATATTTTCATAATTGAAAAAATCTTGGATTCAAATGGAAACACTTCATATGTTTTACCAAGAATTGATCTTTACACACAACCTGTGCAAAGTGTTGTGACTAATGGATCTTCTGCTACATTAGAAGTTGAAAACTATCAATCTACAGGTATAGTAAACGCTGTAAACTCTTTTGTTATTACAGGAATTAGTCCTGCGGTAATTAGTCAGTTATCTACTAATATGACCGTGTTAGGTAATGGAATATTATCTAACACACTTATATTAGAAATTAATGTAATACTTGGAGAAATTACTTTAAGTAGACCTTCTACAAGTATAGGCATAACAAATACATATGATTTTTATATTCCACATAACTTAAAAGTAGGTTCTCCTATTAATGTGTATGGTGGTCCATTGGCTGGATCTTATACAGTTACACAAGTTCTTCCGTATAAATTTTCATTTGACACACTTATATCAACAACAGTTGTGCCAATTTCATATGCAGCTATTCCACAGTTTGAGGCAAGAATAAGAACAGGAACAGATCCTGAATGGTTTTTATATGAAGTAGAATACGGGGTAGATTATCCAACGATTAAGAAATCGCAAACTATTATATTTACGTTAGATTCATCTGACCCATATTCATTACCCGATGCTATTATTCAACAGTCTAATAATCTAGGACCTAACGGTGAAATTATTCGCCAGGTGTTTGAACCTAATTTACTTAAAGCGCCTTTACAAATTAATTTTGGTTTACAAGCTGATGTTGAGGGTGTTTATGCAGGACAACTTGAAATTGTTGATGTAACGTATGTAAATAAAGAAACTATTCTATTTTCATTAAACATTGAAGGTGAAATAGTTGCTGAGGATGAACGTCTAGGTTCTATGCTTGAAAACTTAGGACGTGATATTACAACAGACCAAGAACTTATACTTAGAGATTCTGATGTTAATGAAGATAATCCTGACTACATTTTACTTAACGAAAAACGAAAAGAGATGCTTCTCCAAGGAGACCAGATCTGGCCGTATGTTGGTGCATATAAAGGTTTAGTCAATATTATAAATTGGTTTGGTTATTATGATATAAGAATTAAAGAATACTGGCTAAACGTAAATGTTGATGATGCTTATTATAATAAGTACAGACAAGTTCCTATTGCGTTTCAACTTAAAGATAAAACTGCAAGTGGAGAACAAATTGGTTTACTACCAAGTAAACACTATAAGAAATCAAATCTATTTGGACTTTTTTATGATATCGTAAGAGACTCTGCTCAAGTTGATGAGTACGGTATTCCTGTAACAGAAGATGCTTTTGCATATACTAATGAAGAAGTCTTAATCAAGTTATTTGCACTTAAAGGATATCTTAAACAAAAATTCCTTCCACTAAATACAAGAATTGTTGATATTACTGGTGAAGGTGTTTATTATGAAAGATATGCAGTTAATACTTGGAATGATAGAACTGATAGACATTTAATTAATGCAGGTAAACGATTAAACTTTACAAATACACAAAGATCTCAAATTGTAGATCTTAGACCTTATAATGCAAACGGCGGACTGTTAACTCCTGAAGTTACAGATTCATTATCTATTTATGCTGATTCATACGACATTAGTGATGTTATCATTACTTACGGTGGAAGTGGATTTTTTGGGGAAATTCCTTTAATAACTTTCCCAGGTTCTGCTTTACAACAAGCAAGAGGTGAATGTAAAGTTCGTGCTGAGGCTGCACCCTTTCCTATTCCTATAACCGGTGCAATCCCAGGTATAAATTTTCAAGTTGGTGATATCATAACTCTTAAAGGAGGTACTTATGATGTACCTATAAGACTTGAAGTTGCTGGTGTTAATTTAGGAGGTGGTGTTACTGACTATGTTATAAATGCTGGTCCTCAACAAGGAAGCAACTACCGTTCATTGCCTACAACGTTTGCACAGTCAACTGTTTTACGCCCGGTTGGAAATCAATATGAAATTCCATTAGGAGCTATTGGATTTACTATAGATGCATCACAAATTTCATTTGAAGTTGAAGAAGTTACTTTATATGATAAAGGATTGAGTTACGGCGTTTATCCTACTATTCAGTTTTTATGGAACTCTCCTTTAGGCGTTTCTCCAACAGGAACCTTAGTATTAACGAAAAAGACTTCTTCACCTGTAAGCTATTTTAGTGATAGTGAAAGTGTTAAGAAATACAGTGATTCTGCCAACATTCCAATTGGTGCAATCGTTGACTTAAATACCTCTTTTGATGTAACTTGGGACGAATTGCCGTTTCCTTGGTTAACTTTCACTGGAAGTAATAATGCAACATTAAAAGCATACGGAACTTTATTACCGAGTGGTGGTGGAAATATTACTGCGGTAGAAATTATTAATCCTGGAAGTGGTTATAATTATGCGCCAGTGATTAAAGTTGCTGGTGGTGGAGGCTATGGAGCAACGTTTTCATCACAAATAAGAGATGGCAAACTAAACATTGTAGAATATACTGTATCTAATGTTGGTACATGGGGCGGTGGTAATGATCTACTTACGTTATCTCCAAGTATTCCTGTCGGTGGATTATCTGCTATCAGTATTGGTAGAATTGTTAAAGGTTTAGGATTACCTGAAGGTACTGTAATTGGAAACATTATAGGTAATGACATCTATTTAGAAAAATATGATGCAAGCGTAATCTTTTCAACAATACAAGTTGGTGCAAAAATATATGTTCATCAAGGCGTTGGAGTAACTTTTGGCGGATTTGGATATACGTCTGAACCTTTAGTTTACACAAGCGGTGGTCATACAACTGTTATGTATACTTGGGATGAATTAGGTAGAGCTGACTTTTATCAAATGGAATGGAAAGCTACATTAACAAGTCCTACTGACCCTACACGAGTTTTTCAATATAGATCTGGAGTAAATACCATTGACGAATTAATTCGTCATACTGTGATTTTACCTTACACTGGAAAATACACAATAGAACTTGATGTATATGACACAACAAATAGTAAGTCAAATAACATAAAACGTGATGCTGTTGAAGTATATGTTCCAGAAGCTGATTTTGCTTTCATCAGTAAAAACGTTGATGATTCCAAAGATACTTGGGATGAATTTGCACAAATACAAGCACAAGGTCTTAATCCTTCATTAGCACAAATACAAGCTAACGTACCTATTGATGCGCCTAATCCAATTAGATATGATTGGGACAATGCAAATAGCAGTTGGGTTAACATAACGTTTAATCCTACACGTTGGATGGATTGCGATGTTAACTGGGATACCCTAGTTGTGACTGATTTATCGGATGTTAATAATCCATCGTTCCCGCCATGTAATGAAATCGAGGTCCTTCAAATATCCTCTCGAGATCTTGCAGAAGGTGTTGTGTTAAGCTATTCTGATAATGCATCTGCATTTCCTTCAGTTAATCCTACGATTGTAGTTGCAGGTCAAATAATTAGACAACCGTTAGATCCTTCATATGATCCAACTGATTGGATTTATATTCGCAGAGACGGAGTCATATATCAGTTAGAAGTTATATCCGCAGATTATTCTGTTCCAGGACAAACTTCTATTGAACTTGCTGTTAAACCTCCTCAAGCATTTATTGCAAGTCCTAGTACATGGGAAGTTCTTAGAGAAATAGAAGGAACAGTTGCGGTAAAAGGAAATCAAATTTATGATGAAACTACTAATCCAAATGGATTTAAAACTGGTGAATATCTTGTACTAACAAAAGAGGGGTCAACTCCTATTTCTAGTAGAAATGTTATTCGTAGTAAAGATCCTGATGATATTTTTGAAATTGCCGGTGCTGCAGGTAGTACTATTCTTAATAAGAAAGGCGCTTATGGTAGAATTTATAAAGTAAGAGATAATAATTACTTAAACGGAAATCTTAATTGGTCAAATAATGTAACTGCGGTAGATCCACTTGGATTTACATTTACAGGATTTGGTGCGCCAGGACCTGCATCTTTTATTAATGTGCCTCAAACTTCTGCATCAGGTGGAGGTGTAAACTCTATGTGGAACATTGACATAGATGTATTAGGCAATTATACAATTACATTAGCAAATGGCGGCAGCGGGTTTTCTATTGCTGAAACCGTATTTATTGATGCAACAGCTATCGGTGGAGTTCCAGGGTTTAATGATATTACAATAACTGTAAATAACACAGTTTCTGAGTCTGCTTGGATGTACATAAATACAACTCCTAATGATCCAGAAAAAAGTGATCATATTGGTCAATTAGTTTTTAACACTAAGCAGTTAACTTGTAATCCTATAGATGAAATTCGTCCCGGGTTTACAAGAATGCGTTTATACGTATATGACGGTGTACAAGAAATTTATACACAAGTGTTTAGAACTAAACATGCTTACTTAAATACAAGTAGTACTACATCTATATTCCAAATGTGGAATGCTGAATATTATACGATTGATGTGATAGGTTTAAATGGAGGTGAATTAAATGAACTGAATACTCAGCTTAATACATTCTATAATAATGGAAATTCTATTTATTTAGAATATGAATATGATGACTTTACAACTCGTCAACGCTGGGCGCAAGATTTTAATACAGATTTAACTATTATACCTGACTATAATTCATTTCCTCCTGCTGGTGCATTTTCTAATGCAACTAACTTTGGTCCTGCTTATGAAGTTGATAATCGTAATTGGTTTTATGATCATGGGATAGTTGGAAATAGTTATTCTATGAAAATACTTAACACAGGTACTTGGAAAGGTGGAGTAGGCACTTTATTAACTCTTGATGATAATAATCTTGAGCTGTATAGAAGTGATACATATTTCCATGCTTGCCAACAAAGGTTTGATGAAGATTACGCCGAAAGACATTTAGGTACTCGAGTTCAAACATGGGAAAACTATGAAGAGCTTACTTGGGATACTTTTAGTGGAAATACGTTTGACACGCTTGATTATGTAGATAATTTATGGTGCGGATATGTTATTGATACAGTTGACACAAATGGAGGTATAAAGTTTAATGAATTACCTACATTTAATTTTGTAGGTATAGTTGGAGGAATGAGTGATTCAGAAAAATTTGCACAAGCACTTTGGGAACTTAATAATTCTGATAATCCTGGAATTAGTAAATTTAACTATGGGTTATATAGTGCAACAAATAATTCTTTATTGTACATTGATGCAAACTATGTTAATGATAACTATTTTACTGCGCTAACCGGCGGATTTCAATATATAGGAAAAACTAAGATAAACACATATCTTGTGCCTGATGGTGTTTTTTATGAAAACAGTGTAACAATTACAAATGGAGATGTTTTATATTCTCCTCTTGTTGAACCTGCATCAAAAGTTACTTCAATAGCACCAGCATTTTCAATAGATCCGCTATTAACAAACTATAATGTTACTTATCTAAATAAGAATATTCCTAAGAAAGGTTCTTTTGTTGCAAATGGTGTTTCTGGGAGCTACCGTTTAAAAAATATACAAGGATTACATGAAGGTGTAATCAGAGTAGGTGAAGTAGTGTCTGGTGTTAACTTACCTGTTGCTCCAGCAATACCTGCTACAGTTTTAGAAATCTTTGCAATTAACGGAATGGTTCGTGAAATTGTTCTTAGTCAACCATTAAGTGGAAATGTAACAAATGGAAGTTATGTAATTGAGCAAATAACACTTCCTAATGCAACAATTACAATACCGTTTTTATCTAACGGATTAACACAAAATGATATTCAGATATTTGCGTTTGCAACAAATCCAAGTGTAGATAACTTAGGTTATTTAGTAGGAACTAATGGAGTTACATTCTTACCTCCACAAAATCCTAGCGCCACTATTAACACATCAATAGCACATACATATCCAATGAATAATTTTTATCAATGGTTTGGGTTTGGTGATAATAAAGTAGGATCATTTGAATATGGATTACAACAGTTCTTAACCAAGTATCGTTATGCTCAAACTTATATAAATTTAGGTACAGCTCCTTGGGGTGTTCCAGGTTGGTACCCTGCGGATAATTTACCTTACAAGTATTCTTATACTAATGATCCAATATTTAGCAATTATCTAGAAGCAAAATCACAATCTGAAAGATTGCCGTATGCAAGAGCTATTGGTGGATCGTATACGTGGGATGAAACAAGAATTGGTAAATATGTAACCAAAATTCCGTCTGGTAGTTCTGTAATGTTATCAGCAGAAGCAAGTGATATGGTTGGTAAGACAGGATATCTTTGGAAATTAAAAGACGGAAATATTACCCTTGCTGAAACTATTGATAGCCGTATGTTATGGACATTTGATTACACAGGCGCTTTTGATGTTGAACTAACTATCACAGATACAAATGGTAATCAAAAAACACAATCTAAAAAGTCATTCTTAAACGTATATGAAGCAAGATAACAGAAATAGCATTTCAGTAATTCAAAGAAATCTTGATGAGGCTTTACGAGTTAATCCTATTGAGGATGGCAATACTCCGCTTAATGATCCAAATCAAGGATATATGTATACGTCAGAAATAAATGATCCTGACTATACAGATGCATATAAGTTTATAGTAAATAGCATTTTTTCAAACAAAACTAAAACAGGTAATAACAACTATTATCAGATTACTGTTACTTATGAAGTAACAGATAATGGTGCATATGGAGGTTTATTTGGTAATAACTTGATAAAAGTTGGTGATACATTTGTCTTAAAAGATGATTTAATGCAAGACTTTAACTGGGTGAAAGGTTCTGTTATTGCAATAACCAATGTAAGTTTAAATTCAACTAATGCACCAATTATTGAATACACGTATACTTTATCATGTGCAATTTCAGAAGGACTTACTAATAGATTGCCTCAAGGTGTTTTAGCTGCTGGGGATGTAATGTTTTATACTGATAGAAGAGTCTTTGTTGAAAAAGATGATAGCGCACCTATTAACTTATTATCATCAATTAAAAATGGGAAAGTTTTGTTTTCGTGGGACGATCCTACAAATAAAGCGGTTAAGTATAACTTTACATTTAGGTTAGAAGATAATTCATATAATAATGGTATAACAACAATATGTGGAAATTCATATAACTTTAATGGTAATGTACAAGCAAAGTTAAATTCATTAGGAGCAATTCAATATGTTAAAATAATTGATCCAGGTAAGGATATAGCTTGGCAATTTGAGATTCCGAATGTAATAACAAGTACACTTGGAGTTACTCCACCTGTCATAACCTTCTATAATGATAGCTGTGGAAGTTTGGGTATTAAAGAATGTCAAATCGTTGAAGTTACTGCCGTAAATGCAAGCACGGTTACTTGTAAATTTAAAGACATTTCTACTTTTATGTTTGGCAGCGGTGGTGCTTTTTGGCCACGAGTTTATGTAGACTTATACCAAAATAAAAATTTAGGTGATCAAACTTGGTTAGACGTAATAAATGGTTCTGTTGGAGAATATTACGATGTTAATATTAAATGGGATAGTTCTTTTAGTTATAACAGTCTTTCTGACGCGCAAGCTGATTTAGTAGGTAAAAGATTCAAAGCACACACAGGTGTATATGTGGTAAGTGCTGGTTTAAATATGAATAAAGAACCAAAAATCTTTTGTGATAAATATATTGAAAATACAAAAAATGTAATAGACGCAGGTAATTTTCCTACTCCAGGCACATATTACTGGAAAGTTGCATCTATCTTTGATTGTAATGAAAAATCTTATACTGAATGGAGTCAAGAAGTCAAGTTGATAATACCGTAAATGAGGTAACTATTAAAGGAAAGAAATCTGTTAAACTTGCAGTTTTTGATCTTGATGATACTCTTATCATTTCAGCAGCAATGATACAAGTTCTTGACGTCAAAACAGGAAGAGTTATAAAATCATTAACTCCCGCAGAATTTAACTTTTTTAAACCCAATAAGAAGACCTCATTATCCTTTAGTGAATTTGAAGATTTTGAAATCTTAAAGAAATCCAAATTCATTGTAGAAATTCTTGATAAATTACTTGCTTACTATAAAAGTGGTGTTCACGTGTCAATTTTAACTGCTAGATCAAACAGTGATATGATTCGTAAATTCTTTTTAGTAAATGGAATTGATATACACCCTGAACTCTGTATTGCTGTAAATGATGCCCGCTATGGTTTCACTGGCAATATTGCACAAAGAAAAAAAGAAGCTTTGCATGGTCTTGTAGACCAAGGTTATTCTGACTTTATTTTCTTTGATGATAATCATGAAAATCTCGAGTTAGCAAAAGAGATTGAAAAAGAGAAAGACGTTAAAGTTAAAACCGTAAAAGTTTAACATATGAATATACTTCATATAGCCGAAGGATGGTATAATAGCTTTTTAGATAGAGCACACCTCCTAGACCCTGAGATAAGAGAACTTGGTGATAAGCGCCTGTCTGCTTGTTCAAATTGTCCGATTCGCACGGAAAATCGATGCGATAATACCAAAACACACATTAACACCTGGGGCACGCCATTTAACGGTTGCGGTTGTTACATAGACAAAAAAGTTTTATGTAAAGAATGCACATGTCCTGGCGGATTCTGGTAAAAAAACAAACACTATGGCTGTAAGAAGAAAAACTAAACCGGTGGTAGAAGACCTTGTACAAGAACTAAAACCACAAGAAAGATTACTTATGAAAATAAGAGTTGATCTTAAATGTAAAAATGATCGCCAGAAAAATTTCATTAGACTAATAAATAAGCATGACATTGTAGTCTGTGCAGGTCCAGCTGGAACTGGAAAAACATTCGTTGCTTGCGCTGAAGCTCTAAAATTGCTAACTACACAAAATCACAAGTATAAGAAAATCATAATCGTAAAATCTGTAACTGTTTTAGAAGGCGAAGAAATTGGTTTCCTAAAAGGGACAATGAAAGAAAAGATGGAGCCGTTTATGATATCTTTCTTAGATAACTTTCATAAACTTATAGGTAAAGAACTAACAGGAACAATGTTAAATTGTGAAATGATTGAAGTACTTCCACTTGCTTATGTTAGAGGAAGAAGCATTGATAACGCAATCATTATTGTTGATGAGGCACAAAACATTACATTGAAAAACATGCGTTCAACAATGACTCGTTTAGGTGAAGATTCCAAAATCATTATTACTGGTGATACCAAACAGATTGATATGAAAGCTGGAAATACCTCATCATTAGAAAAAGTAGTTCAATACTTTACACCGATGGAAGAAGTTGGTATAATGGAATTTGGTAGAGAAGATATAGTTCGTAATCCGTTAATCATCAAGATTGAAGAAATCTTTGAGAAACATATGGGTTAAAAATCAATTATGTTAATTCTATCCTTTTTATTTGCAACCCAATAAGGACCGTAATTAACAGTAAGTTGTTCTCCCACGTTTATATCACGTAAAGTCTTAACACCTATTAAGCGGTTTTCAAAATCGCGAAAGAACTCAGAATTATTATTACCGCTGTGATTATAGATACTTAAATATCCTAACATCACAGCGGTTTTTGGTTCATCAGATTCATCAGGCCAACTCATACCGTATTGGTCAAGAACAATATCATCAATACTTATACCATCTCCTTGCGCCATATACATAGCTATGGTTATAAGTTTTTGTGGATATGTAAAGATTGGAGATAACTCAATAATAGTATCAGCTGGAATAGTTTCATAAGTAAAAACTCCCCAGCCGTTTATTTGTGGTATGTCTTTAAGTTCAAGACAGTTAAGAATAAAAGGTTTATTCACTTGTAGAAATCAAATCTTCTGGAATACCTTTTATTTTTCTAGCGTAGAAGTCAGGTATTTTACCGCATGATCTGCAGATGATAATGTCAGCAGGTATAATCTCTTCTTTTGCAGTTGGGCTAAGTAAAGGTGATACTTTCTTAACCATTACTGCTGAGTCAAAAAGTCTACCTCCACATGAACATTCTACCCAGGGTAATGAATCTACGTCGATTCGTGGCGCAATATGAGCTTCTTGTCCACCTTGTATGTTTTCAAAATTCATAGAATTACTTTCTTTGTAGTTTACTACTTAGTCTAATCAATCTATCTACCGTTCAATCAATAGATATTAATTTTTATACACAATTTAAAAATAGTTCTTAGGAAACTAAATACATATTTATGTATATAAAATCTAAATAAATCTTATATGTTTACTCAACAACAACTTAACAAACTACTTTTCTTTGACATCGAGACTGCAGGACAATATCCATCATATGAAGAGTTTAAAGCTCAAGATCCTGAAGGAGCCAAAATATATGCAGGAAAATGTGAAAGAATGGGATACGGTGATCCTGCTGATGGGTATGAAAATAAAGTTTCTTTATTCCCTGAATTTGGTCGTATTGTTTGTTTATCATACGGTCTTTGGAAAAATGGAGATATCCAAGTACAAACTATTTCAGATTTAAACGAGGCTGATCTTATAAAGAAAACAGCTCACCTATTTAATAAAGCAACAGCAAGCGGTTTAATCCCTTGCGGCTGGAATATTAAGAATTTTGACATTCCTTGGGTTTATCGTAAAATACTTATGTACGGATTCCTAGTTCCTGAATGTGTAAATACTTGGGGCAAAAAACCTTGGGAAGTAAACATTGTTGATTTAAAAGAATGGTGGAAAGGATTCTCTAATCTTGATGTTACTTTTGAAGAAGCAATGTACGGATTAGGATTACCTTCTCCTAAAGATGAAATGAATGGCGGCCAAGTTCATTTTGAATATTGGGCAAATCATAACACAAACGGTATCATTAAATACTGTGAGAAAGATGTTATCGGAATGATTCGCATGATTGAAAAAATACATAACACTTATTATAAACCAGCCGTAGGCACAACACTTATTTAATATGCCAGAATTAGCGGAAGTTAAAATCATGGGTGATTTCATTAATCACGTTGTTGATAATGAAGGATTCTTTGAAAAGATTGAGAAATCAGAGTCTACTAAAGTAAAAACAGATCTTGATATCTTTGACGGCGGAGTATTTACATTACGAGCAAAAACTCGTGGCAAAGAAATGATACTTCATCTTGAAATGGTGGGTGGCGATATTAATGGAGCCGTCACTAAAGATATGGGAGTTACTTTAGGTATGAGTGGCAACTGGGCATACATAAGAAAAGAAAGTGAGCATTTAGAAAAAGTGCTTAAGCATTCTCATTTAAGATTTATCACAACAAGAGGAAACTATTTAGTATTACATGATGTTAGACGTTTTGCTAAATGGAAATGGGTAAATGATTGGAACGCTGGTCGTGGTCCTTGTCCGCTGACAGAATATCCTAAGTTTATTGAAAATGTAAAACTATATTTTAGTAAACACAAAGCATTTAACTTACCTATTAATGAATTGCTGATGAACCAACGATTCTTTAATGGAATAGGAAATTACCTAAGAGCTGAAATACTCTATAGACTAAACATTAATCCTTTTACTATCGCAAATGAGATTAGTCTTAAAGATTGGGACCATCTGCTTCTTCTTTGTCATTTATGCGTTAGAGACGCATATACTTTGGGCGGCGGGCAATTAAGTGATTGGAAAAATCCTAATGGAGTTGATGCTAAAGACTTTAAAGAATGGAAGAAATGCTATGGAGTTTTATCGTCTTTAACCGATGGTACAGGCAGAAGATTTTGGTATGATCCAAAATGGGAAGAATATGTACCTAGTAAGTACACTCAATAAAAGACTATGATATATAAATTAAAGGTAGAAAAAATATATCATTAAATGGCAACAATTACAATCACAGAAATTCTCGGTACAGATAATATCGCAGGATCACGCCCAACAATCAATGACAACTTCAAAAAGGTAGCAGCTGCAATCAATACGTTAGAAACGTATCTTGATACATCGTTTGTGCCCGGAGCTGCTTTAAATGTTGGAAGCGCTTTAGTTAAAAAATACACTCGTCCAATTACCGACCAAATCTTTACATGTGAAGCAACAGGTCTTTTTGGAGGAAACCTTAATGTAGGACAAGATCTTGGTATAACAAGAGATTTTACAGTAGGAAGAAATCAAACTGTTCATGGAAATCTAACTCTAGATGGAACTGTAGGTATTAACAGTATCTTTACTTCAACTATTCCAGTTTCTGTTGATGCTTCTTTAATTAATCAACAGTTTTATAATGGTTTAGGTGGCGGTGTAAACGGTCTTAATATTGATACACAAGCATTAACAGCTCCTACAACAACTTCAGTAACAAGAAACATCACAACTACAACATCTTTCCCAAAAGTAAGTGTTATACGTTTAAGTTGGTTAAACTTTACAAATACGGGTACTAATAACTGTACTGCTGTTCAATTACCTGCTGTATCTGATGCAAATGTTAAAAAAGGTCAAATTATAACTCTTCTTGTGGATGCAGTTCCAGTAGCTTCAACTGCAGCTATTGATTTTGAACTTAGTACAACTAATCTTGATTCTTCATATGCTAGTGTTAAGTTCAATGATTCAGGTGCTGTTGTTCCAGTTTTAAATAATGATACTAGAATTAGACAAGCGGCAATTACATTATATGCTGATAGCACAGGTTGGAGAATCCTTAACTCTGTAGGAGTTACTGTAGTAATTTCATAAAAATACATTCAGATAAATGGTTGCACCATTAATAAAACCTATCCGTGTGCAAGGTGGAACGTTCTATACGTTTTCATCAGCGTCTGAGGATCTTGGATTATCTTTTAATGATTCACAAACAAAATTTCGTTTTTCGAAGTTTGCATTATTAAACATTCCAGATATTGGAAGTCCAGCAGTAGGTGAAAACCTAATGAACTTTTCAAATTCACCAGGCGGGTTTGCAGAAATAGACGGATCTAAAACACTCAATGATTACTTAGCAGAATCGTTCCAAAACTATTGTCTTAATCTTGAGACAATGATTTCTTCTTCTACCAATTATGATTCGAATCTGAACACAACTGTAAGTGAGCGTGTTTTCTTTAAGTGGTTAAAAGAAACGGGCGCCATCCGTTTCCGTGAAGCTGCTATAGGTTCAGAACAATCTGCAACTCTTTATGGAACACACTTTGTTGAGGAAGATGAATCTTTAACATATTCTAAAGTTATTAAGTACATTGGTGACATTAACATATTAAACACAGTCAGAAATAATGCAAATGCTTTTTCTGAAGTTTATGTGTATGTACCAACATCACAAGGTAATACTCCAGTAGTCTTGTTTAAAACTCTTGATGATGCTAATTACGGCGTTTCATCAGTTTTTACAAATACGCCAGCTGATCCATTAAATAATGAATACATATACGGAAGAACAGGCGCAACTATTCAACCAGCAGGTTTAAGTATACAAGCATTCTTTGATGCTGATTCTAATAATTTTTCTACACTTGACCCATTTGGTGCTCCTGCGGATTTCTTCTATTTTAATCCTACAATTAACGGATGGATTCAAGAAGGTAATCCTGGGTTTCAATGGTGGTATTCTAATCCTATTGCAAATTCATTCTTTACTGAGCCAGGTTCATTTTTAGATGCAACTAATGATAGATTTAAAATTGACAGTGTAAACAAAACTGTTGAATTTACACGTTCTCGCCTTGACGGTATCACAATGGAATTTAATCCAAGTGTGTATGCTGGTATTAGTGTAGGTGGTGCCTCTGATTTTGGTACTTATAATGAAACTGCAGCAGCACAAACATTTGACTTCAATGCAATACTTGTTTATTATGATCTGTATGATCCAGCAAGTGGAGCGGTATCAGCAACAAACTTATTTGGTATCTTATTCTTAGATAATGTTGACCCTCTTGCTTCAGGAGGCGGTTACATTCCTAGATTAACAAAGTATAAGCCAAACTCATTTACTGGTGATAATGGTAACTCTTATGCTTTCCGTATTAATATCAAGTTTGATGTTAACTCACAAGATACTGCGGTAGAGACTTCTATTAATGATTACAATCCGTATTCATTAGAACTTTACATGGACGCATTAAATAAAATGGTTGATGCTTACACTATCTTATTAGAAAATAATGCTTCATTACAAACATTAACTGATGAAGTAAATTCACTTAAGAATCTAGTGTTTACCGCAACTGGTATTGATGAAGTAAATGCGCAATTAACAAATATACAAGCACAGATTACTGCCAATGCAGCAATCTTTACAAATACAGATAATCTTTTAAATCTTATACAAAGAAATTACGAAGAAATCACAAACATATACAAAAACTATACTAGTGTGCAGATGTCATATAATATTGACTTGTTATCACCAGGTAGAGGTATTAGTTTGGATAAATCACAAGCAGGAAGTGTTAAGATAATTAACACAAACCAAATGTTTAACCTTGGAACTAAACCAATCATTTCTATTGCTAATGATTTTACAATTAATCCATCAAGTTTTTCTTATCAACATTCTTTACTTAACTTTACAAATTACATTAAGATAACTGACGGATCAACAAATGCTCCTTATAATGTAGATAGAGATGTAATCATATACATTGATGATGCTTTATTACCTTGGGAGGCTGGTCAGGTGACAAGATTCTCGTTTAAATACGGTTTAGATTTATCAAACACAAATGGTAACTTTAACTTTATTGTTTACACTGATTCATTAGACAGACTTAACACAGGATTCCCTTATTCAGCAGAAGCGGCATTTGTAACTTATCTTGATTTTGAAAATAAAGGAAACTCACCAATCATTGAGGTAATCTGTATAGACCCAGCTACATATCAATTTTCGGTTGACATATTCTAAAAACTAAATAACACCAATGGCAGAGACATCAAATAGTTTTGCAACCATACTTGCGGATTTTATCCGTCTTCAAAATAATTCACTTGAGCAATTACAAAAAGTTTCTCAAGCGGTTACTACGAATGCAGATACAGTTACAGTTACACAAACAAACTCAGACGGAACTACAAGTACATTTACTTTACCATCTTTTGGATTCTTAAAATCAAGTATTGAAAGAATAGACAAGACGGTAAGTACTATGCTTGGCTTTGATGGTTCAGAGGCTTACATTCGTATGCCTGATGGAACTTTTAAAAAAATCTATCAGTCAAAGAATGTTACTGACCCATCACCAGTAGGACAAGTTACTGTTCCAGCTAAATTTATTGCTGAGAACAATTACTTCTTTGAGTCTTTATTATCACCTGCTTTAAAAGTTAGCATTGATGTTTCCAAATATGTTCCACAAGAAGAAAGTAAGATTTACGTAAAACGTATGATTCTTAGTCTTGACACTGACGATAAGATTCAATACTTTAATAATAGTCTCAAAGGTAAGAATGATATTAATTATGTTAACTTACTTGTAGAATTGCAAAAACGTAACATTACATATTTTGTTGATGAAGGTGTAAATGATCTTCCTCTTTCTATTGTAAGATACACTGGAGATTTCATAACAGTTAATATTGAAGATAGAACATACAGTAATCCTGATGGAAGTACTTCAACTAAACGTTGGTACCTTCTTAATACTTTAAAATATAATGATAATCTTTCATTAACTAAAGATACTATGGTTCTTAAGCCTGGTGACAAGTTATTAAAAGGTGAATCTATTTATGAAGTATCAGAAATTGATAACTCAACAAATTTCATTAGAATTAACCGCACTAGTGGTTATGATCCTTTAGTAGTAGGTGAACCTGTAATATTCTATTCTGAAACATTCTCACCTAAAGTTGCTAACGTTGGAATTGGATATGATGAATATGAAGTTGTGTTCTTTAAGAGTGTAAATGATACTGAAAACCTGTTATCATCTACATATTCACCGGGTGTTGCTTTTTACACAAATGAATTAACAATAGATTTAACTACAGGACCTAAGTTACTTAGTGATTTTTATAATGAATCTGTTCTTGACTTTGGAAGTATGCTTCTTGCAGGTTCTAAAGAAAACAAAATTGCTGCAGTAAATGGTCTTGTACCTAATGCACCCGTTCTTAACGAAGTTAACTTTAAAGTAGTTTCGGTTAATGATCATAAACTTGACCAAGCTGAAATACAAGCTATTCGTAAAAAGCAAGCAGATAAAGTTCGTCTTGAATCAGAGATAACCGAATTACAGAAATCTATTGACAAAAAGAAAGAAGAATTAAACACAACTAAATTTAACTCAGATACTGAAAGAAGAGCTGTGAAAAACCAGCTTGACTCTCTTATTCGAGAAAAAGATACAAAAACAGCTCTTTATGCTTCAATCGTTAAAGAACTTGCTGTTACTGCACAACAAAAACCCGCTGCGCTTGATACACCTAAATATCGTATCCGTGGATTCTATGCTATCCCAGAACCTGTAAAGGATTCTAACGGTCAAGAACAAAATGTAATACAGTTCTATACATACTATAGATATGTTCGTCCAGATGGCTCTGCAAGTGACATAAAGCAATTTGATTATACAGATACAAGCGGTGCAATTAAAAGAGCTACTTATAGTAATCTTAATGAAGTAAAATCAGAGATTCGCAAAAAAGTATATGATCCTGTAAGAGGGATATATGTTTGGCTTGAAGAAGACATTACTAATCCTGATGTAGTAAATATTAACCAAGTTGATATTCCAATATCTAATGGTGAAAAAGTTGAGTTTTATGTGGTATCAGTTTCTGAAGCTGGTTGGCCAGAAAACCCAATTCTTTCAGTACCGTCTAATATCATTTCTATTACTTTTCCACAAGATCTTGTTTCTGAAGACGAAGCTACTATTGCACTTCGTGAAGCATCACAAGATATTGTAAGAGTAGATCTTGAAAATGATTTAGCTGCTAAAGGACTTGATGTTCACCTTGCTTCTTCATTTAATGCAATAGAAAAATACTATGCGCATGATACTTCAGTAATCTCTTCAAATGTTTATACAGCTCAAGGAACTGTAATATCATTAGAAGATTACATTACTAGTCTTAACTTGAGAATACAAGATCTTGAGAATAGACTGAATAAAGTTGTGGGAGATGTTAAAGTTTACATTGTAGATGAAGAGAAAAATGCAAAACTCCCTGTTAAGAACGGCGATGTAGTAACTCTATTTGCTGGCTACTATACAGATGCAGTTAATTTACTTCCTGCAACAAGTCGTCGTGGTGCAATTATTAATAAGTCTTATAAAATTTATCTTGAAAATGAAGAAGCTTCACCGCTTCAACTTATTTCAAGATTACCTGGCGGTATTGCTGAAGAACTACCAGATAGTTTTTCTTCCTCGGTTCCTCCTGGAATTAATGACCCAGACTATAATCTTTATAGAAAATATGATATCACTCCTATTGTTAACCCATCGGTTAATCCAGCTGATACAAATAATGCTAATAAGATTGCTACAGCTTTCTACCAAAGCGGGCAACTTAAAGGCCAATTCTTATACAGTAGATATACTGATGTAGGATTAGTTAATCCTCTTTACCAAGCGCCAGGTACAGGAACTAACAGATACATTGTTCCATCTACTGATTATTCATCAAATGTTACACAACCTTGGATTTGGAACAGATTATCAGTAGGTCCTGGCACTGGACCTATTGGAGGTGGAACCGCAAACAATTTTACTATTCATATTGACCACCCTGCAATTAATCCTCCAGCTGCAGGAACTACTGCTACACTTGCAAATTTACAAACTCCGGTAATTGCTATTGATCCTATTTCAGGTAATCCGCAATCACCAGAAAGAGTTAGTACTTTTAGACATGCATACGGGTTTAATCAACTTGGTGATAAAAATACGCCAGCAAAACAATTAGAATATAAGAAAAACTGGCCTTCTTCTACTGGACCAACTGGGCCTTACACAGGTTTAACTGCAACAACACCAACATTAGGTATTTTACCTGATAAGTATGGTTTTGTGAATGATGATAGATATTTAATAGGCGCTGATACTTGTGGTGCTTACTTGTTCTTAGGACCTGTAACATACAATCAATTATTAGTTAACGGTGTAAATGCTTTAGCAAGTCGTTCATTAGAAAATGGTTCAAATAATGCAATAGTTATTCCAGTGATCTTTCAGTATAGAATGACTGATTATTACGGACCTTCTATTACATCTTCTTCATCAGCAGGTGGTAATGGAATCATTGGCGGATATAATGTAACAAACACAGTTCCTCCTAAGAATATAACTTATGTTAGACAAATAGGATTAGACTTATATCAACAAGATAAACAAACATTCTCTTTCGATATTCAAGTTGCAGCTACATATCAGAAAGATTCATTAATCCAACTTTATGAAACAGGATTACCAACAGCAACCAAACAAGTTAAAGAGGTAACCTATGATAAAGCAACCATTAAACGTATATTCTCGTAATGACAGGACCAAATTTTTATACGATTGATTTTTCTAGAGAAGTAGTTCTACAAGGAAAGTCAACAACATTCATAACGATAGGCAGAAATGAAGGTATTAACTTACTGCCAACTGAGGATTTGTATGTAATCGTTATGCCTAATACGAGAACGTTTAATTCTTATTTAAGTGGTACACAAACACCAGGCGGTACTGGGTTAACTGCTATTCAAGAAGTTGAAGTTACTACAACAACTACTAATGTAAGCCCAGGAGTTTTAAGTTTTAACAACATAGAACCCGGTATGACTGTTAAGAATGCTTGGGATTTTCAAAACTCTGGAGCAACAGGACCAATTTCGGTAACAGTAGGTTCTACAGTAGATAGTCAGATAAATGAAAAAATCATTAGTTTGACAGGATCTCCTGGTTTTGTAACAAATGATGGACCTACCAATATTCATATAGGTGAATGGGATGATAGCGGTAAAAACCGATGGAAAATAAATGGTAAAGTTTTAAGTGATTACGAATACATTGCATATACATCTCCACCATCTAATCAAGATGTAATTAACTTGCCAAATATATTTGATGGTTCAAAAGAAACTTTTGTTGGACCTTCTAGTACTTTAGTTGGTACTGGTTACGTTGGTCGTCAAAACGGTGGTTGGGTAGTAGTTAAAAGTAATCCCAAATTACCGAATGCTTCTGTTACATTGAGAATTGATTACGATGGGACAGATCATTCACATATGAAGTTTAATCTTATAATCTTTAAAAAATTAATAAATAGCGGTTTACTTACATATCAAGCGCCGCTAAATTTACCAACAAGTGTATCACCTAATTCTGAAGATTATGTTACAGTTCCATTTGGTGTTAAGTCAGGATCTTCTACATTAGGATTAACAAATTATCTTGACTATCAAGAAGTTCATTTCTTTGGTTATAAAGATACTGATACCAGAACTTCAAGAACAACCTATCAGAATGATTATCAATCAGAAACTAAAATCTATGATGATCGTACTTCATATTCATTATTAAAGACAAATCCTAAAATTTCGGGTAACGTTAAAATTACTTTAGATTCTACAGGAAACTTGTGGTTAAACTCTATTGATGCAAATAACGAATTAGCAGATTCTGCATATAAGAAATACCCTGTTAGCCCATTATCTACATACCCAAGAGACCTTTACAAGTTCTTTAAGAATGGACAGACGCCAACCTCAATTATTTTTGATCTTTATCAAGTTGACAATCTTTATCAAAATACCAAAAGAAATTTATACGAACAGTTTGATAACTTTTATAACTACGGAGTTGAGCAATTAAAAAGTAAATATTATGATGAAAACTTTTCATTCTTTGCACCACTTTGGTTAAGAAAGAATGTTCCAGATTTCTTTATAGTATTTCGTTTAGATCACCCGGTTTCTGAAGAGACATATAAAAATGCAAGTAATCCTGAAGTATTTAAAAGTTTCTTTAAAGACGCAAGAATAGTTAAAACATTTGACATGCGTGAGAAATCACAGCTTGGTACTTACTTGCGTAAAATTACCACGGATCCTCGTTTTAAAGAACGTCCACTTGACGTTAGTTTTGATAGTGACATTCCTACTGTTTGGAATGGTATTTCTTATGCAGATGGCACAATGACAGGTAAAGGTGAGTTCTTATTTGATTACTGGAAGCAAGATCGTCCTGTAATTGAATTAGAAGAATACATCACAGGTGGTTACCAAAGAAACGGAATTATTAGTTCAAATCTTGTTAACTTAGAGTTCTTATTTGATGATGAAGAAGCTACTCCATATTCTATTAATCGTTACTTTGGTTTATATGTAACTGAAAACCAATTAGCAAACTTTCAAATTGATTCTACTGCATTAGGAAAAATCTCAGGTCAAACACCTCTTCCTAAAGTTGGAGTTGACGGTGAACCGTATAGTACAAAAGAATTCATTCAGAATAATCCAAATGGGATAGAAATTCCTGTAAGATATTTTCATAATCCTAGCGGTGTTGTAAATAACACTAATATACCTTCATACCAAGGTGATGTGATTGGAAAGTTTCCACTGCCAAGTTTTGTGGAAGATCCTCTAAGAATCTTTTATGTTAAAGACAGAGAAGATGCGTTTAAACGTATCACAGCATTATCTGAAGTAGATTATGGAAACCCTGGCACCGACGATTACCGCAGAGTAACTCAAATTAAACTATTTGATAATACTGAAGACATGAGCAAATATGCAGGTGTTAATCAAATATCATCACAGTTTAATGCAAGTCTTTTAAATGAAGGCGCTTCACAGTTAAGATTACATTTAGCGCAACATGATTCCGCAAATGTTTTTGCCGATGATGAAGTTATAGAACTTACAGTTAACCAATATAATGCAGATCCTCGTAATCGTCAGTATTGGATAAGAACAAAAAATACTACTGCCACTGATATAACATTTGAAGTATTTTTAGATCAACAAGCATACCCATTAACTAACCAAGCATACACAATGCCAGCGGTAGGAGCTACTACTGTAATTTCAGTTAATGACAACTTTCATACTTTTGTGGTTGGCGAACAAGTTTGGGTTTCTGGTCTTGGTTATTTTCAAATTAAGTCTATAGCAGCTACAACTAATTTAACTGTTATGAATACTGGAGAAGCTGGCAATGCAGCGCCAGGGACAATCATACCAATGTTTTATAATGCTGTTATAAGTAGAATTTCTCCTACATACATATCAACATATAATTATACCCCGTTTTCAGACATTTTAACAATAGATACTGTCTTATCATTAAAATTACAGAGTACTAATTTATTCGTGCATCAATTAGGGTTTTGGAGAGTTGAAATTAAAGATACGCAAGTATCTTCAACATATATTGCAGGCTCAGGACAACCGGACCTTGAACCTTTAGCTTCTCCAATATCTCAGCAGTTTAAGTGGAGAATGACAGCAAGTCCTGTTGCTTTAGCTGCGGGGCAGTCTTGGAATTACCCAGTAGCTGATCCTAATGGTTATGATTATACAACCAACTTTAGTAACGAGGGAACTCCTTCACAGGTTGCTACTGCATTAGCGTCCGCAATAAATTCATTTGAAAATAGACCGTGTGATGCACTTGCTATTGATGATGTAATTTATCTTAAAGCAGTACGCGCAGGATTGGAAGGTAATAACATACAATTAACTCGTAAAATGATTGACGGGCAAAGTAATGTGTTTAACATGGGATTTTATGAAAGATCTAATGTAAACCTTACTTATGATGTTAGTGTTGTAAATTTACCGGGTTCAGCAACAGCTCCTGTATATTTAAAGAATAGATCTTCAATCGCAGGTCATTCTTATACATTCGTTGAAGTATACAAAACCATTACTGGAGTTTATTTTCAACTTAGAGAAGGTGTTACACCTACATCTTTACTTGATGCATCTTTATCGGGTTCAGTATCTTATGAAGTTGCTGCAGCTAACACAAAAGAATATTCAAATCCTAACTTAAATTTTGCAATTGATATATCTGGACTTAGCCTTAATGTTTATCACCAGTTTGTTGTTGAAAGTAATGTAGGTCCACTAGAAATTAAGCAATTATTTGTAGGAGGTTCAGAACGCAATCGTAATAGAGCAAGTATAGGCTTTGTAGACTCTCAGAGGTACTTTAGTGACCGCAGATTAAATCTTACGGCAAATATTATTACTGGCTCAAATGTTCTTTCTAATGTACTTGTAGATAACATATATGTTGGCGCTCCTGTAATTGGAGATGGAATACCTGCAGGCACTTATGTGAATGAAATTGATTACTTAAATAATCAACTTATTGTAAGCAATGCGGCTACTTTGGGTACCCCAGCAATTCCTGCTACATTAACAACACCGTTTATTCCAGCTAAACCGTATCTTTCAAATATCACGGTTGGTGAATTGTCAATCTTAAATAATGAAACAATTAAAGATCAATGGTACCAAGCACAAAAAGGATTCTATTCTCAAATGAAACCTTGGGAAATCCAAGGAAAATATGTTTATTCATTACCTTACCTTGAAGAAAAGGTCGAGGATAGATTTAACAATGTTTCAGATTATACAAATCTTGGTGAATATAGTATCATACAATTAGCCAATAATACAAATGAATTTTATCAAACAACAGATAAACGAATTGTTGCGTATGATATTTATAGACCTATTGTAGGTATCTTTTCAATATTTCCTATTAAGGAATTTGATGTTGATTTTTACTTTTCAGATTATTCATACACACCTATTTTAGAAGCTTTACGTTACTATTTTAATGAAACGGTAAATAAAGATGGTTCAATAGTTTTACCAAGCGATGAAAATTATAAGATAACTCCGATTGATGTTTCAGGCAATGAAATACATAGTGATCTTGATATAAAAATAGAAGCTCTTAATCCTGACACAAATACTTGGGATGAAATTGAAACCATATCTTTAAATGAAGAATTGCCTGTTAGAATTAGCAATAATAAATCATACATAATTAATACTTATTATCCGTTTTACGTATATGATGAACTTGAACAGCCACAAGTTCCTAGTGATCCGTCTAACTATTATATAGGTGGGTCAGGATTGCGTAATTTTATGAGACGTAATATTTCATCAGTTGATGACAGTGGTAATGTAACTGAAAAAGTTCCACATTCATACAGATTATCTTTTAGCAGTTCTAACACAAATTTTGCAGGTGTTAACATAGTTAAAAATGATTACTATAATGATAATGATTTAAAAACTTTTCAAGGGTTTTCAGCATTAAGTGACATATATTCTCCTGAAGATGCTGATGCAGTTCGTGGTTTACTTAATGATGAAAAATATGTAGAAGCATTCTTGTATCAAGCATTGCGTTCAGAATACGATCGTCTTAGAGAAAATTTTAATAAAGATTATGCTTTAAGATCTCGAGTAGTTCCTTACATCAGCAAATGGGTGCAAGAAGGAACAGATGCTCGTGATAACTATTATCGTTTAGATAATTCTAGGGCATTTGGTATTACTAACTTTTCGCCTGACACGAATGTAAAATTTGCGGAGCCGTCATTATTAACTAATGAGTTTCCGTATCTTGATACTGTGCCTAAAGATTATCCAATAGAATCTTTAGAAGGATCACGCTCTTATATGTTTGCAAAACTAGGTGACGCAGCAAAAGGTACACAAACTTGGCTAGACTTGTTAACTACAAATGATGATGATGATTGGTTCACTAAATACTTTGCTGTTGGTTATCCTACAGAGATAAACCCAGTCAATAGTCTTGTGCCTAAATCTCGTGATGAAAGATTTACCTTTATGATTTATAATGAAGGTATTAAAAGATCACAAACCTTATTTAGAGGTGGAAAAATTCAAGTTCTTGATATAAATGATCAGCTTATTCCACCAACAGAAATTTCTGACTCAACTAAATATAACGACTATAAGTTTGCAGCTATTGCAAGAATTGTACCATACGATCCTTATTTTGTAGAAAAGATAGACCCAACCAAATCATTAATAGGAAATAATCTTAACAATGGTAAAACGCAAAAACCAGTTGATATAGAGGTTTATCGTAATGATAAGTTTAAGTCAATCACTATGATTATTACTGTGCGTGTACAAGATTATCGTGTACAATCAGGATTAAGCGATTACTTATTCTTATATGCTGTAAATGATCAACTTAAAAACTATAATCAAACACAAGTTCCTATTGGGAACAGAAGTGCAGGAATTGGCTATAGTAATGCTTTAAGTATAACTGACTTTATACCGTATGCTTTAGTAGCAAGTCCCGCTTCATATACAGAATTTGCTACTATGATGCCTAGACAAGGTTTCTTTGGTGGTGGATATCTTGAACTAGGAGATACTCGTTTAGGTGGTCTTGTTCATGAAAATAATGGTTCAATTGGAACTAATCCACAGTTTATCCCAACATCAGGAAATTTAATTCTTAAGTACAAATCGGTTGATCCTAATTATGGTTTTTCAGTGTTAAATGAAATTATTCCTACATTGGATAACTATACAAATAAAGATAATGTATTTAGTTTGCCAGCAGTTCTAAATATAACTCCTACTTCATTTACAAAAGCAGGATCAATCTTTAAATTAATAAATGCAGGTTTAGGTATTAATAATAGAATAGTTCATATTGATCGTACAAATTCACGATTAGTAAATGATCAATACTTACCTGAACAAACAACATTTGGTAGTACAGGTAAACCTTTATTTTCAGTGATTGTTCCTGGCACCATTACAACTATAAATGAATTAAGTGTTAAACCGCTTACACCTGGACCAAATTATGCATCATCCCCATTATGTGAATTAGATACGTTTAACATTAAGGGTGGAACTGATGCGTATGTTCATATCAAGAACCTATTAACGTATGCTTCAATCCAAGAATTTATTAATAGTGATTCAGAATTTATTGAGTACTACAAAGTAGAGGGTAACAAGAAAACGACGGTATCTGATTTTAAGTTAAGATTTATTAACCCTGACCAAATTGTTAAAACTGGAGTTCTTGCTTATGTAAATGATGAAGATAAACCTATTGAGTATATTGGTTCACCTGTAATAGGATATGACATTGTGAATACTAATCAAAATGAAGTTGTGTATCGTCATAGAGGTTCTTATGAACCAAAGTCAAATGATATCTTATCATTCTGGGTTCGTGAAGATAAAGAGTTCACTGAGCATTATGAAAAAGATTACTTACTTTTTAATACCCATTTTAATGATCAATCTCCTCTTAGTGGTTTATTAAGAAACTATGGAATTAATAAAGTTGCTGATGCTGAAGTTTTAAAAATTCAAAGTGGTGGTGCTTATAAGAGTGTTTACCCTCTTGTTGGTGAAGTATCTGTTGATGCAGCAGAAATCTTTGTTCTTAATAGCACATGGGATAAACATTACTACCGTAGATATAATAGTACAACTGACTGGGCGGCTATAGATGGTTATGAAGAAATGAAAGAGTTTAAATCTTTCTTAGGTTCTAAAACCATGAACATTCCTAAAACCCAAATTTTAGAAACATATAATGAAACTGAAGCAACGTTTTCAGTACTTGAGCCTGCTGAAGTAGTTGGTGTGAAACTTTTATCCAAGAAAGCAACATCTTTAACTGATGTACAAGGAAACACCAAACCAATTCTTACTATTAATTTAAACATCAAAGAAAGATTACTTAGAAAACTATATGAAGATATTGATCTTCCTACAAGTTTTGATGAGTTTTCATGGTTAACTACATTAGGTGTAACAGAATTACAAGCGCTTACAGCAACTGACGTTGAAAGACTTAAAAAAGAATACTTATTAAAGAACATATTAGAACTATACACAATTAGTGAAATTAAATTATATGCGCTTTCAAAAGAAGGAATCCCTCTTTTTGACATAACTATTGATGACAGAGCTAAGATTGCTGCGGGATATCGCGTAGACAAAGATTGCAAAGTAACTAATGTTGACGAATGGAACATTAGAATAACTAAAGAACTTGACACTAAGAAGCCTTATGGTTATGCAGTAAGTGCTACTATAAAACGTATCTAAGATATATAAGTATATCCACCTATTTAGCAAGAATTTACATACTAAAAGGATTGTGATAAATAAACAATAAACCTATAGTATAAAAAGATAAAATCAATACGGAATGTTAACACTTCAACAACTGCTTGAAAGCGATAGTATATCTACATTTATTGCCAAAGCAAATTTAAACTTTCAGCAAATTGCTGTATCTGGAGGAGGACCTCAAGGTATTCCTGGAGAACAAGGTATTCCCGGACTACCTGGTAGACAAGGACCAATAGGTCCTACTGGAGTAATGGGTCCTACAGGTTCTGTTGTAGGAATCATACCTTTTGCAAGCCAGACAGGTGGTAGTACCGGTCCTACTGGAGTTGCTGGCCCCTGGAATACATATTCATACGAATATCTTAATAACATTGTAGGAACAGGAACAAATCAAGCTGGTCATATTTGGATTGATCATTTTAATGATGGTTTCTGGCGTTATAACGTTAATATTGATGGTCCAACGCCATACACAGACAGTCCATATACAAATCCATTCCCAGGAACTACACCACCAGATGGTACAGGTTATTTTTCTGGAGACGGCTGGTACTTTTATCCGTTAAAAAACACAGGTGGTGGAAATGCTGGCGATGTTTGGATTAATGATATTTCTACATATCAAACAGCGCCACCGTTTGGAACAGGACCTTTTAATACTCCGTCTCCTCTTACAGTTAAAAATGCTCGTCTTTTAAGTAAATATGGAACAGTTTGGATATCGTCAGGTAATGGAGTAGATCTTGCTGGTAATGTTGATGAAAGCAATTTAACTACACCAAATCTATATGAATGGGGTGTAAACACTGTAGGACCTGGTTTACCTTCGCAACCTGCAAGATATAACTCGGGTATTGATCGTTTATACTTTAAGCAAAGTATTGACACTTTACCATACCGTTCAAATATTAATGTAAGAAGTTATACTGAGCCTACCAATGCGCCAGGCGGTGATCCAGGTGACGATCAATCAACATATCCTAATAACGGTGGTACAATAGAAGGTGCACCATTTTGGGTTAAGCCTTTATATAATCCTTCTTTGGATTATTTTTCACCTATTCAATTTTATACTGAACGTAAAGAAGATTATAATTTATACCCGCCTGGGTTAGAATATGGTTCTTTAGGTTTATACGCATATACTTCTTCAGAGTCTGGTATAAACGTTGGTAATTACGAATATAGAAAATCATTGTGGGTATATTCAACAAGAACCGCTATTACTCCTAACGAAAATAATCCTGCTACTCCTATTACCGATGCAGATACATTTAATATTGGTGAAATGTTATTTGATGTTAGAAAATTATCTGCGTCAAATCAATTCGTATGTTCTCTACCACAAGATTTATACTTGTCTGCAGATTCTGTAGATGGAGCTTTTTATATAGAAGGTGGTAGTAATTTAGGTTATACTGTAACTCAAGGTTATGTTAGTGCAATAAACGGTAAAAATTTAGCAGGTGCTGACATTACTGACGCATTAAGAAATTTTAATTATGGAGGTTTAACAGGAACTGATGGTAATAAAACAAGATCTTCATGGTATGGTTCTGCTGCTATGGCTGAACCAAATAACTGGGAAGCTTTTGATTCTGGTGATGGAGGTAACACAGGAGATACTCATATTGCTGATAGAATGTACCGTTTTGCAGGTATGCGTGAAAGAGCTAAAAAATCTTACGATGGTTCTAACACGTTCTTCTTAAATGAATTAACTTTCTATACATCACAGTTTTCTTTAACAGGTACAAATGTAAATGCATCGATTGATGAAGTTGATATAAAACTTAATGAGCATAACAGTATGCCTGGTTTCTATCTTTCACCATTTAGAAACTTTGGTATCGGAACATTTACTGGTGATGATACTGGTGTATTTGAGCCGGTTGCTCGTTTACACATACATGCATTTGTTAGAGGTACACAATATGACGGTGGTGATATAAAAGGTACTGTTATACAAAGAAATCTTACAAGTCCGTGGGTTTCTAAGTATACTCCAACACCTTGGGCGGATTATCCTGCTAACTTTTATAAAGGTGGAGCAATTACAAATGAAGATACTGAAGCTGATGGATCGTTCCTTGATTTTTATTTAGGACATGTTAATCCAGAACTTAATGAATATTCAAATGCATTAGGTTCTATTGGAGTTCCTAACACACGTCCAACAAAAATCTTAGATGCCGCTATTCGTAGAGAAGCTTGGAATAATCCGTACGGACAAGCTGCAATCATGCGTTTTGGTGTATCTCCATCATCACATGATACAAATGGTCCTGACTATAATTTAGGACAAGATGCACCAGCCGCAAAATACCAATTTCAAATTGCATTATCACCTCTTAATGCGGCAAATCCATCCGGAGATTGGGATGATCGTAAACCTGTAGGTGTAGGTATTCAAAACCTATATCCAAGAACACGTTTCCACTTGTTTGGTAAAAATTTACAAAACGAACAATTACCAGGAAATGAAGAACCGTTTACACCAGGTGGTGCTGCGGCTGCAGGAACAACTGCAGCTAACGGTTATTATCCGTGGGCAAACTATTCAACAGGCCAAGTAATCATTGATAAAATACAATCTTCGTGGACATACAATGCAGGATGGAAAGATTATCCTTATGAAGCTTACGGAATCGTAGGTTTAACCGGAGCAACGGGTTCTAGCCCTGCAACTGGAACTAGTGGATCACCAAATGCTGCTAACTTCCCAATCTGGGAAAGATCAAACCCTACACGTAACGTAATTCCTTGGCAAGCACAAACTCGAAATTACGCTGCATTTTCTCCAACAGGATCTGCTGGCGGAAATGCTATAGTTTACATGCACGGTGAACAATACCAAAACTTATTTGACGCAAAATCATACATTGGATTTAACTTGTTTAGAGACTTACTTAATGTAGGTGATGATCGTGATGATACACGTTGGATGTTAGGAACTCAAGGTGATAACGGTGGTTCTGCTATTATTTCTTCGGGCGCTGGTGATATGGCATTTGTTAACATATCTACAGGAAGAGACGGTGGATTAAATTATAGACCTTGGGAACAAAAAGGTTTAAGTACTCGTGATGTTATAAATAACATTTCACTTGTCTTAACAGGCAAAGGTGATATGGGTCTTGGATCTCAACCAGGATTTGATTTTAATGCATTCCCATCACGAGAAAGAATATCATATGGTTATGTAAATTATGTACCTGCAACAGGTGACGCTAGAATTAATGGAAGCACTGTATATGGCGGTGTTATGGGAACTGGCACAGGAACTAATAAACCATACGGTCTTGTTAATTATAGTGGATTAACTTCATTATATCCTGAAACTTTTACTACGAGTAATGCTGCAAAAATTAATGCAAATACTACAGAAGGAGAATACATAAGATTTGAATTAGGCGCCGAGAAATTCTACGGTAAAAATAGTCGTTCATCACTTAACGCTGGTTACGGTTATCCACCTAACATGGATTTAACAATAACAGGATCCGCTGTAGAAAATTACATTTTAATTAATCCAACATATCCTGGTACGCTTGGACAATTAACTCTTGCTACTGATGAAGAAGGTAGAATTTGGTATGTAACTATTGGAAATGGAAGCGGGGGTACAATTCCTTTCATAGATCCAATTCCGTTTATACTTGGTATTACATTACCTCACCCAGCAGAATTTAGTGTTGGCGGACCGTTAAGTGCATTAGCACCATTTGGGTGGGAAGTGCCTTCTGGTGCTTGCGCTGGTATTATGAATAACCCAATTTATTGGACTCCTGATACTAGCTTAACAGGTTCATGGGGATTACCTAACACAAACTTCCAAGAAGATTTTATTGGTGTAGCAAACATGCGTTTAAATAACTTTGTTGCTGGTGAAGGTATGAGCCCTGCTACTGGAGCAAAAGCACAAAACCAAATTGTACAACGAGTTAAGGAAGCTAGACAAAGATCACCTAAATTAATATTTTCATTCCTTGAAGGCGATAACACAACAATACCGGGTTCTAAAGCAACAAATACTAGTGAAACTATTGGAACTAATCGTCCTGTTAGTGGAACTGCTGCATACAGAAAAGTTAACACTGTAATTGCTTCTGCTCAAAATGAGTCTGCACTTAGAGAATATTGGATTCCTAAATCCGATAACACTGGTGGTACATTCATGGTTTGGACAGATCATTATGCACAGAAAGAATATCAATCTGGGTTTGACGAAAATACAGTAGCAACATCAAGATTTTATCTTGAAGAGGTAGTTGCATTAGAGTTTGTACCAAGCTATACTGGTGTTACTGCAGGTAACCAATACATTACTACAGACGTTACTACAAATACTATTGGTAGATCTGATATTGATTATCCTTTACATGTTAAGTACTATAACTCTTTAATGGGTACACCTAAATATGGTTTAACGGGTGCAACACAAAATGCTTTCACACCAACTCAATGGGGTAGAAAAGTTAATCCATTTGGTCAACCTGTAGTTAATCAATTTACATATGAAGATACGTCTGCTGGATCTATAAGTTTAGTTGGAACAGACAATTCGGTAAATAGAATAATGACTGCCCCAGTCACGGTAAATACGAGTCCAGGTGGAGGCGTTACAATTATGACTCTACCAAGTATTACTACAAGTGGTAAAAAAGTTTTCTTAGCCGCTTCTGGTGTAGTATATGAATCTGGCGCAGCGTCCACTGCTATACAATTTTTTAGAAATGGTCTTGCAATTGGCGGAAAAACATACATTGATCCAGGAGATGGCCGCAATAATCCGTGGGCAATACAATTATTGGATAATCCACCAGCTGGAGTTCATACATATACATTAAGAGGTGTTACCCCACGTGGAGGAACAATGATTTTTGGTGATAGCGGAAATGGACTGTGGCCAACTATGACAGCTATAGAAGTTGGGGCTGGATCTATAACACAATCAGGTGGAGGTTCTGTAATTTCCGCAACAGGAACAATGAGTGGAACAGGCGCTACTGGTCTTGCTCTATTACGTAATGTTGATAAGTACTATAATCTTGTTCAAAATGGAACTAACTGGGATAATGGATGGAATGCACCTGATGTTATTACAAATGATACTTCACAGTTTAGATTTAAACGTATAAATTCTGATTTTGCTTTAATTGATTTTAACATGACAGTTGAAGTTAAAAATCCAGATCTGCAAGGTAATGGATGGACTAATCCATCTACTGGTGCTACCAATCTTATTGATAATGGTTCACCAAGATGGACGCAATACTTAAGATTTGCTTACTTGCCAAGTAGATATTCTGGAAGCAATGATAGAGATTACTTTATGAAATTATTTGGTAATTCATTATCATTCATGAACTGGTCATCTTTTAATCAATGGTACCCAGGTTCAGCTGTAACCAGCGATCCATACACTGTTGGTTTTACACCTGGTGATGCTTTATCAAATACAGGTGGTCCTAATTACACAATGGGATCTTATTATGACCCAGTGCATGGACAGACTATAGGTTGGAATGGAAACTTCTATGATGCAACTATGAGTACTCCAATTAATCATGCGTCTGGAGATTTTACACGTGGTCAAATATTTGATAATCCAGGTTCAGTTAATAATACATACCCTCGTAGTGGAATTTCTCCTTTCTACGGAAATTCTTTTGTGAATGGTAATATATCTAAAATGTTAATCTGGAACGATCCGACTGATTTTGCTGAAGCTAAAGCATACAGATTTGGTTCTTACATGGGTAAAGCGTATTCTATCTTAGGAAATGATTATCTTTCTAGAGTACGTAATTGTTCATGGAGAGTAGTTCCAAGAATTGGAAATGAATACGGAGATGGCGTTGGTACAACTGAACCAACAACAGTTAAAAATAATTCATTTACATTAGAAGTAATGTTTGATAAACCGATCTTACATATTGATACTCCTTTTGCTAAAACTAATTTTAGTTCAACGGTGGATGGTAACCCATGTTATCCATATCAATACTTAACTGTGAGTGGCCAAGCAATAGTTAGATATAGTGATGCAACTAATACCGTATTTGATGGTCCTACTGAAGTTATTCTTAATGACGATATTGACGGTGGTCCTGGTGGACTATATGCACTTAATGATCCACTAGATGGTGGGTGGGTAGCATACATATTACAACCAGGTGACCCAGGATATGACCCATTAAACCAACATGGTCTTATAGTTTTACCTAATACTTTAAATCCTATTGGTGGAATTTCGTCAAATTGGTCAGCAACAACATCTAGTGTAACTACCAGTACTGCTTTTGGGAGTGGTCAGTCCAACACCAATAACATAATAGCACAATTTCCTTATATTGGTCTAAACCCACAATCAGCAGCAGCAATATCAAATAATAATGTCGTCTTCCCACCAACTGGTGGTTATTTACCATCTAGAAATGAATTAGATAAAATACTTACAAATGGCAACAATGGTCTTATTCCTTCATTCCCAGAGAATTGGACTGGTGACTGGTGGTCATCATCATCAAATGATAATGCTAATGCATGGATAGTAAGTGTAGATCCGTTAGGTGTAAGCATAGGTACCCTTTCAAAAACGGCTGGGCTTAGTAATCAGGTTAGAGTTATGTCAATAAAATCATTCTAATAAAAGAAAACATAAATGGCAAACATATATTCAACAGAAACAGTTTACTTGTATACCACTGTAAGTGGTGGTTTACAACCATATGATCAATGTGCAAGGTGGTCTGGCGGATGGACTGCAAGCAATGGAACAACTGGCATACTTCAAGTAGGACCACCTGGGCCTGGCTTGCCTTATATAGATTCTACTAACACGCCATGTCTTTCTCCCGGTACAAGCGGTGGTTCTTTAACTGGAACTCTTATGCCTAACGGATTCACTGGAAGTATAAGTGTTTGGGTAGATGTTGCTGACAGTTCTGGGGTTTTTAAAGAATCTAATACCAAGACATATACAGTAGAAACGGTAGGGGCATTAATAGTTAATGCAGGACCGGACCGTGCAATTAATGGTGTAGGTCCAAACTATTTAACTATCACAGGTGCAGGTGTAACTGGAGGAGTTCCTCCGTACACATATTTGTGGACACAATCTTACCCAAGTGGTAGTGTTCCACCGGGCGATCCAGTTAATCCTGAACGAACATATTTTACGCCAGGGCCAGCGCCGTTATATCAAACTTCTACCGCATTACTTCCAGACATGGAAGAGTTTAATTCTAACGGTACATACAACTTTAAATTAACAGTGACAGATAACTCCGGTCAAACTGGAACAGATAGTATGCAAGTTACAGTAACAGGTGCAACACCTCCTGTAGTTGCGCCGACTGCCGCAAGCATAGTTTGGGAGACTACGCTGTTTGATCCTGGCGATGTTTCTTTATCCTTTACTATTAGAAAAAACGGAGTAAACCAAGTTACATCAGGTATTACAAATAGTGGTTCATTATCAGGTTGGGTTGCTGGGCAAAATATTTCTGGAAGCGCTGGAGCTATTGATTTAGATGGCGGTAATAACGTAAGTGCATTTTGGCAAATTACTAAACAATCACGTACAGCTCCGTATGCGTCAACAATAATTGCATCATATCAGGATTGCGACAGTAGTGCTGCATCTGTATCCTCAATAAACTTTCCATATGATCCTGCATTCCAATATAGAATAGAAGGTTCGTCTGGGTTTTGTTAAAAATAAAAATAATTACTAATGAATAAAAGAAACCTTTATGTAATAGGACTTATTGCTATTTTGATAGCAATCCTATGTGTACAGCAATGTTCAATGTCTAATTTAAAGACAGACCTTGCAATGAAAGAAGTGAATATGAACGCTCTTAAAGACACGATTGAAGAGACTAAGAATGACTTAGGTCAAGCACAGTTTGAAAAAAGTGTTCTTATTAGTAGTGAGGCTGGATTAAAAGAACTTAATCAAGAAATTGCTGATGAAGTAAAAGCACAAGCTGGAAAGGTTGCGTATCTTGCAAAAATTGTCTCAGGAATTACTACAGATCATGGCGGGCCACAAAATATAAATGCGCAAGCTCTTAATCCAAATTCAAATCCTTGTGATACTATTGCTTCCTTTGACTTACCTTGGAATAGTGATAAAGAATACGATATAAATAACTCGAGAAAACTAAATGGAGTTGCTTCTTTTACTATGAATAAAGGAGTAATCACCAAAGCTACTAACGAAATTAAACAAGACGAGATTAAATATGATATCATAACAGGTCTTGAAAAGAAAGATGACCACTATGAAATCTTTATTCGTTCAAATTATCCGGGTTTTAAACCATCAAAAATAGACGGAGCATTTATTCCTCAAAAAGATTTATTCCCTCCACAAGCAAAACAAAAATGGAGCATAGGACCATCTTTTAGCGGTGGGCTTGGTGCTTGTTTTACGCCAACTGGAATGCAACCTGCAATTTTTGTAGGAGTAGGTTTAGGAATTAATTACAAATTCTTTGGATTCTAAAATATAACATTACTAATGCCTGGAACATCAACATACATACAGTTATCTAACTTTGCTTTAATTGAGTATACATACTCAAGTGAAACGATACCTACTACTTCAGCAAGAACCTTAAAACTGAATAACAACTATTTAGATGAGTATCAGTTCTTAAACGGTTCTACGGCTGTAAATATTACAGGTAACGTTCTTGACCGTAGCGCCAGCTTAATAGGTGTAGATTCAAACACTTGGGGGTATCAGTCAATGCAATCACCTGTGCCAATCATTCAGATTGACAGCAACTTTACATTAACCGATGTTACCTCGCTTTTACTTGTTAACCAAAAATATGATACTGTAAAAGTTCACCTTGCCGCGGGTTATGATTTCTCTGGTTTAGACGGATTCATTACAGAAATTCAGTGGGAAGAATGGACGCCAGAAGGAACAGGTGGTAAACGTTTTACAGCGGCAGCTCAAGTTTATCTTAAGAGTCAAAACACAATTAATTATAGCACAACACCGTTATTCTTAGGAGATCGTTTCTTTGACCGTTATGTTGAATTTAAAGTTCCGTCTCTTGCTGAAGTTAATGGTGACTTTTGGAATAGCCCAACCGCAAGTAATACTTTTGGATATCAGTATACACATAACAATGTAGGTTTTTCTCAAACATCTCAAATTTATGCAAACATTTATGAGATTACTTCAACTACAGTAACCAATGATAATAGTTACTTTCAAGTTGGGAGAAAATATGCATCATCATTTAATCCTGCTGACCAATACTCTTATTTAGGATGTACGGTTAGAGAAAATTCAGAATATGATTTCTTTGAATATTACCCAACGTTTAACGGAGGATTCATAGAAGACTATATAACAAATCTTAATACTGCACCAGGTGGAGATTGGATTGTAATCAACCAAATTAATATTTATGAACAAGCTGGTACACAAATGTTACGTACATCAAGTAATACTCTTTTACAAGACGATAATTTTGGCGAGCCAGCTATCTTCAGACCTGTTATTCGTAATGCCGCTTTTGTTTACTCTTTTACAGTGGAATACATCATGCGATTAATGAATAAAGTTGATAACACCGAAATTATTCGTAAAGCAACTGTTATTTCGAATGAACCTAAAAAATATGGGTTTTCACTTGATAAAATTAATGTGCTTGAAGGATTCCGTCCTGTTAAAGTTTATAACAAGATTGAAAAAATTGTTAGTTCAGCTTTATCAAATAGTATTACCGAACAACAAGGTGCTTTTGGTTTTGGTACTCCAAAAATCATTACACAACAAAACTATGTAAATAACTATTATGATGTAAATTACATTAGCGTAGATTCTACCACAAATGTTGGTGATATTATTGGTCAGACAGTTTATCCACAAGGCATGAATTACATATTCATTAACAAGTTTGATAATTATGTTAAGTTTAAAGTATTTACTAAAAGTGCTGATAAAAAACAAAATGTAACTCTAGATTTTGCTTCTACAGGAATGAGTGCAAAACTATCATTTATTTTTGATGATGATTCTAAAATCTATCTTGACCCTGTAAGTGATCTTGTTGCGGCTAATCCTGGTGCTGGTGAATTGCTGTTCCGTATTGATGATACTATAAGTACAAAACTACTTAATAGTGCTACTCGTGATTATTTTATCATTAACCAAAATGAAAAAGGTGATGAGGTATTAATTTATGCGGGTAAGTTTGAATCTCAAGATATGAAAACTAAAATCATGGCAAAGATTAATCAAAACATGATAGACGAATTAAATAGTACTATTGCAAAACTTAGAAAAGCGCAAGAAACCATTAATCAGCCTGTAGTAAAAACGGTTGCATCAGTTGCTGCAGTAGCCGCACCCACACCCGCTGTTACATCATCAGCAACGCCAAGTCCGTCTACTGAATTATTGACTAAGAATCAACAGACAGAGGCGCAAATCATTGACCAAGCAACTACATTTGTAACAAGTGCAACTAAAGGTGTTGATAATGCAATTAAACAAGCTGCTGCTGATAGCACTAAAGAAATGCCAATAGAAAAAACTTTACAGATTCCTGAAGTACCAGGTGTTACACCAGGATTAGGTGCTCCTATTACATTAAGAAATCAACCTAAAGTTATTCGACCATTTTCTCCAAGATCTCGTGGTAAATTATACCAAAGATTAACTGAAGGAGCTATTAAAGATGTTGCTAATAACGAATCAATCTAACATATGATACTTAACAGTAAAAATAACAACTTTATCGTAAGATTTAATAAAGGATTTGTTTATCCTGACATTGTAAAGCGTTATGAAACTTATCTTAAACGTTTACCTATTCCATACGAAAGTGTGCAAGATTACTTGACTGCTTCAATACAGTCTATGTCAATGCCATCGCTTTCAGTTGAACCGGTAGAACAAACTCTTTATGAGGATCCATACAGTTCAAAAGGTGGTAAAAGGTTTGAAACTTATCTTGACCGTACATTTACGATTACATTTAAAACTTATGAAGGTTATATAAATTACTGGATTATGTTTGATCTGTTTAGAGCATTTTATGATCTTGACAATAAAGAAGAATTTTTGCCAGACATTAATCTGACGTTCTTGGATCATACAGGTTTTGAATTTATCACAATTAACTTTAACCAAATCCTATTAACCAACTTATCTGAACTTGACCTTAATTATTCGTCTAACACAGCTGAGTTTAGAACATTCACAGCAACGTTTAAATATAATTACATTAAAATTCAAAAGAGACTACAATAATGAAAACATTTAATGAAATCGTTTATGATAAAGCAATCTTCGAAGGTATGGATGTTAGTTACATGACTGAATCCGAACTTAATGAATCTATTGGTCTTTATCATATATTAAAAGAATCTTTTGATGCTGATGGAATTGAAGGATTGGAAAATAAACTTAAAGAAGGTTTATTTGGCGCAATCGCCGGATTTATTGCAGGTCCTGCTGTTGGAAAAGTAATTGCTAATGCACTCGGAGTAGAGCGAGGTATTCTCTACGATATGTTAACCTCTCGATTAGTATCTGCCGCTCTTGGTTCTGCTATTCAGAAAAATCTTTAATTTATGATTTTAGGAATTGACTTTTCAATAAAGTCCACTGCTGCTACTCTTAAGATGGGTGAAGGCTATACATTTTATTCTTTTGCTCGTAATTCAGTAGTTAAAGCTGATACACTTTTAGCTCTTAAAGCTGCCGGTGTTGTTATGAATCTTGTACCTGACGAAAAACCATTACCCAAAAAATCTACTATTGCTGAACGCGAGCGCTCTTCACTTGATGACGCTGGAGTTCTTATACCCGAAATTACTAAATGGTTTACTGACTTGCCAATAGAAGCATACGGAATTGAAGGATTTTCATTTGGTTCTACTGGAAATCGACTTGCACAAATCTCAGGGTACCAATGGGCTTTAAGATGGGATTTTAAAAAGATGGGTATGAAAACCGAGCAATTTTGGATTTTTTCTCCAATGACTGTTAAAGCAACTGCAGGTAAAGGAAACTTTAAGAAAGACGAAATGATAGATGCTTTCATAAACTCAGATGATTTAGCGTTAAAGAACACTGGATTGTGGAAAGCACTAAATACAAAACCAGAGTTATTTCAAACTAAAAGAGGGATTTGGTGTAAACCAATTGATGATATCATTGACTCTTATTGGGTATTGCGTACTACAGAGTTAAATAAAGAACTTTTAAAGGCATAAAGTATATAAAATAAGGTAACCATTATACCTAAGTAAATAATGGAGACAATGAAACTATACAACTACATATTATGACAAAAATTTTTAACATTGAAGAGGAGGCTCGTTTATACGGAATAGTTGACGACTACCGTACTATATATGAACAAGCTAACTTTATCGCTGTTCATATGCAAAAGATGGAACTTGAAATGGCGGAGCTTATTGAAAAGATGGAAGCTCTTAAAGAAGAAGAAACGGTAATTTATAACAAAGTCACAGAAAGAACTGGTGTTGATTTGGAGGAAGTAAAAACTACTGCAGGCAATTTAATTTTAGCCAAACAAGAAAAAATAGTTGAGAATAGTTAAAACTATCTGACTTTAAATGAATATATAATAAACAAAAACAATAACTTTAAAAACAACTAAAAATGAAAAAAGTAATCTTAGCATTAGCAATCGTTTCTACATTATCATTGGTATCTTGTAAAAACACAAACTCAACGGAAACTCAAACTACTACAGTTGACAGCACAGCGGTACAGGCTGATTCAACAAATGTTCAAGCTGATAGCACTGCTGTTGATACTACAACCACTGTAAAGTAATATAGTATCACATTAGTTAATTTCAGTTACTTATATTAAGTACCTAAACGCATTCTAAACACAACTTAAAAAAACTAAAAGAAAACATGGACAATCTAAACGACATTTTCAACCTATCATTAGACGATTTTAAAGAAGACGTAAAAGCAGCAGGTGGGGGTAAAAACATTTTTAAACCAGAAGCTAAATCTGGAAAAGACGGAGTATACAAAGCCGTAATACGCTTTTTACCTTGGCATAAAGACGTTAAAAAATCTGTAATGAAAAAATGGTCTTGCTGGATGACAAATCCTGCTACCAATGAAAGTAAAATGGTTGACTGCCCGTCTACCATCGGACAGAAATCTGTTATCCAGGATCTATTCTGGAAATTCAAAAAATCTGACTCTGTTGCTGAACAGAAATTAGCAGAAAACTTCTCAAGACGTCAAAAGTTTGCATCTCTTGTGCAAATTATGAAAGACGACAACAATCCTGAAAACGTAGGCAAAATCATGGTTTGGCCGTACGGTGTAAAAATCAACGCAAAATTACAAGCTGAGTTAAAACCTGAGTTTGGAAAACCACATATTCCTTTTGATCTATTTGAAGGTAAACCGTTCTTAGTTCACGTTACTCAAGTGGCTGGATTTAATAACTACGATAACTCTCGTTTCTTAGATGAAAAATCTCCTCTTGTTATTGACGGTGAAACTATGGAGAAAAATGCAGAAAGCTTAGCAAAAATTAAAGCATTCCTTGAAACTTCTCCGGATTTAAGTAACTATGATTACCAAGAATGGGACCAAGCAACTGAAGATTTCGTTAATGACGTAATCCGTAATACAGTTCCTGGAGGTCGTATGGTGGAATCAATCGAAAAAACCAATCGTTCTACATTCTCAACCGAGGCACCTTCTATCAAAGCTGCTCCTGCCGTTGCGCCACCAGCGCCATCTGCATTGCCTGACCTAGATAGCCCAATAAGTTCTGACTTCGACTTAGACATGAACACTGGATCTTTTGATGATGAGCTCTACGCATCCCTATAATCAAGAGTCAAAGGACACTAATAAAGAGAACGGAGGCCAAAAGCTTTCGTTCTCTTTTTCTTTAGAGGAACCTAAGAAAGCAACTCCAGAACAATTACTGGAGACGGTAAAATCAAAGTTGCAAAGTATCTTAAATGATAAATTTAGTAATTACGAGAAGCGCCGAGTTGACCCAAAGATAGGTAGATTAAATTTTGCTTGTCCTTACTGTGGAGATTCACACGCAGATGCCTGGAAGAAACGTGGTAACATATACACCCAATCTTTTTATTACAAATGCTACAACTGTGGCAAATATCGTAACCTTGCAGGATTCTTAAAAGATTTTGGTTACGGTCTTGACCTTGAAGAAACACTTCTTGCTAATGAATTGCAAGAGGCAGGTAAACCTATGGCTAGATCCGTAGATCCTATGGTCTTGCATAATACCGAAGAACTAATTAAATGGAGTATAGAACGTGAAGAAATTGAGAATAAGTTTAAACTTGTACGTTTAGATAACTCAAAGATCTTTACATACATGAAAAAACGTCTGCAGCCTGATATGACAAAATTTTCATGGAATCATGACTCACAACAGTTATACATATTTCATATTATTCCTGGGACTACTCGAGTATTAGGTTATCAGATTCGTAACTTTGTTCATAGACCTAAATACTTAACATTTAAGTTATCAAGAATCTACGAAGAATTAGGTAAAAATGTTTGTGAAGAAGTAATTGCTCTTGATGATATCTCAACTACATTTGGCATTCTTGAAATGGACATAACAAAACCAGTGACTGTTTTTGAAGGGCCGCTTGATGCATTCCTTTACAAAAATTCACTAGCAACTTGTTCGTCTAATATAGATTCCCCAATTCAGTTAAGTACTTTAAGATACATGTATGATTATGACTCTGCGGGTAAAGAGGCTGCTCTTGAAAAACTATCACAAGGAAAAAGCGTTTTTCTTTGGAGAAAGCTGTTTAAAGAAATAGGAATGGATGAGCCTGGAAAGAAAGTGGATTTAACGGATTTGGTGGTTCTTGCAAAACGTAAAGGTGTAAGATTGCCAAAATTATCCAATTATTTTTCTAATGATAAATATGATTCTTACTGGATTTAAAACAAAATACCAAATGATGTATATAAACTATATGATACCAGAAGATACTGACATATTTGGATTGGAACATGAAGATGATAAAATTAAAGGTCTTGCTGAGTTTTCTTTTGATGAAAAGGAACCTTTGGATTTATCTTCTATCTTAAATGATGTTGTACCGAAAAAGAAAAAAGAAATTGTAATCGTAGAACGAAATGGCAGATTTAATAAACGAAAATCAGGGGACAGCGGACTCTTCTAAACCAAATGATGCAATTTTTGCAAGGTTTAAAGCTGAACGTGATGAATGGACAAATAAAGTAAAAGATATGTCCCAACGAATGCGAAACATATATGATCTTGCTGAATTACAGGTAGACTTATATTCAAATCGTCAAATCTGCGCTGATTACACACATACACTTATGACCCACCTAACAAAGATTAATCGAATCTTTAGAGAAAAGAAAATTGAAAGATGGGAACACTATACAAGGAACTATGATTTACGTATGGATAAAGATCCTAAAGAATTACATATTTATGTTGACATGGCAGATATTGTAGAACGTAAAGATTATGTCCAAAACCACTTAGAGTTCTTTCGTGAAACTATACGTACCATAGATTCTATGTGTTACGGAGTTAAACACAGAATGGCACTTGAAGAATATAAACGAGGATAATGGGAAGGACAAAAAAGAAAAGATTACGAAGAATAGATACCCCTTATGGAAGAGCTTATGCTTGGGGTGAAGGCGAAGATGCAATTCTTATGCCGTCAGTTACAACAATATTAGGGTTTGAACCATCTGAATACCTTGCAGATCTTGAAGCTAAAATTGGAAAAGAAGAATTAGATCGTATTGGTAGAAATGCCGCGGTTCGTGGAACTGCTATGCACTTGTTCTTGGAGAATTTCTTTATCTGTCGCAAGAATGGCGGCGATGATGAAAAATGCTTGCTTTATACGCAAATGAAAACTCCTGATGAATTACGTGAAGAAGGTATAGACAATGATAAAATTAGCAGAGGGCGAGAGTTATTCTATAACTTTATACTTGAGAATGTATTTGATGACATAAAAGAAGTTATGTTCACTGAGCAATTTATGTGGTCATTAAAATATCTTTTTGCAGGTACTGCAGATTTTGGATTTATTCGTATGTCTGATGATGGTAAAATCATTGCTGATTTTAAGAGTGCAAGTGGATTAAGAGGTGCTGATGTGCTAAACAAGTATAAAAAGCAACTTGCAGCTTACATCATTGCTTTTGAAGAGATATATAATCAAAGGATAACTAACGCTCAAGTATGGTTATCTTCTCCTGATGGCATGCAAATTGAAATTCTTGAAGGTGAAGAACTTGAACAGAAGAAAGCAGAATTCATTGACTTAGCTCATAGATTTCATGAGGCTTGGGATGTTGAACCAATTCGTAAGTATTATTTAGAAAACTATCTTACGACGTAAAAATAAAAATGGGAGTGATAGCACAAGTTACACCGGATAATAGATTTATCCAACTTATTGACTACAACGAACTTGAGCTAGAACAGATTCATCATTCGTTTAAACGTAGGATTACCAACTGGAGATTCCACCCTCTTGTGAAGAGAAAGGTGTGGGACGGCTACATATCATTTATAGACAAGTACCAAAGAGTGCCTATCGGATTATGGAATGAACTAAACCTAACCTGCCAAAAATATAATCTTGCTTTAAAAGTTAACGGTATGGAGAGAGTTATTGATTATGACTTTGATGAAGAAGATTTCCGTTCATGGGTTGCTGACTTTTTTGGAGATCACCCGAAGATAACTCCAAGAGACTATCAAATTGAAGCGGCTATTCCTATTATGAAATACCGTAGAAGTATATCCGAAATTGCAACATCTGCGGGTAAAACATTCATTATCTTTATGATCTTTGCCTATCTGCATGATAGAGGTAAAAATGATAAGTTTTTAATGGTTGTGCCTTCAACTAACTTAATCATACAAACTATTGAAGATTTTGAGTTATACAATAACAATAAGTTAGACTTCAGTACTCAAATGATTCATGGTGGGACAGATAAAACCAAACAAGATGTAAATTTTATTGTAGGTACATATCAGTCACTTGTTAAAAGAGAAGCGCACTTCTTTGATAATGTAACCACTATATGTATTGATGAGGCGCATGGAACACAAGCAAGTTCTATCAAGAAGATCATTACCAACTGTATGAATGCCACTTATGCTTTTGGTGTATCAGGAACTATGTTACAAGATGGTTCTACTGAAGCATTTACGGTTCAAGCATATCTTGGTCCGCAAGTAAATAACATTAGTGCAAATTTCCTAACATCAAATAAGTATGCAACTCCAATCGTTGTTAAAGTTGTCTTATTAGATTATCTTGAGTGGGAATCACGAGAAAAACTTTCGGAATTACATTCAAGACGAGCTGAAATAGATGGAAGTAAATTATTAGACCTTGAAAAACGTTTAGTGGTTGAAAACCGTGGAAGGTTTAAATATGTATGTGATTTTGTTTCAAAATCTACAAAGAACTCACTTGTCTTATTCTCAAACGTAAAAGACAAATACGGCAGACGTATTTATGATTATCTTCGAGAAAATACCGATAAGACAATATTTTACATTGACGGATCCACTGGAATTGACTTGCGTGATGATTACATCAATCGTATGGAAGAAGGCGATGATAAAATCATGGTAGCATCATTCGGTACTTTATCAACTGGTATCTCAATTAATAACATTCACAATATCTTTTTTGTGGAATCATATAAGAGTGAGAAAATCATTCGACAATCTATCGGACGTGGTATGCGTCTGAAAGAAGGTAAAGAGAAAGTAAATATCATTGACTTCGTAGATGATTTCTCATTACCAAAGGGACATAAGAACTACTTACTTAAACATGGCGAGGAACGTATGAAGATCTATGCAGAGCAAGGATTTCCATACAAAAAGTATACTGTCAAGTTTAATCATTTGGATATATAGAATAAAATATATCCAAATGTCCCACATTCTAAGTTTCCAAGACTTTATATCTGAAAGCGCCGAACCACAGGCTTTTGGTCAACCTAAGATCAGCTTAAATTTTGCTGACGATACTCTAGTAGGGTTTCGTACTCAACTCCTTGATAAGTACTACGGAAAGGTAAGTAATACTGAGGATAAGGAAAAGATAAATAAATGTATAACTACTTATGTGTATGCACTTGATAAGAAGTTAAAAATTGATGAGGACATCATAAAATTAATGGCCAAGACTTTAGGTATGACCCATGAGGAATTAACTAAAGAATTACAAAAGGAAACCACTGACTTTTATGATAAGCCAAACGTAATCCAATAAAATCAAAATAAGACAAATATAAAATGAAGAAATTTTCACAAGCAATTCCCGCGCTTCACGAAGCTGAAGGTGCCGCTAAGTCTGAGCTACAGAAATCTTACGCAGAATACTTTAAAGCCAAATTAAACAAATTTGGTGCAAAATCTCCAGCGGATCTTACTCCGGAGCAAAAAACCGAGTTCTTTAATGAAATCACTAAAGATTGGAACCGTGGTGAAGGAGCAACTAAAGCAGGACAAGCTGACATTGAAGAACATGGAGTTAAAGAGTCTGAAATAGTAAATGAAGCTGAAGTAAAATCAGAAGCTGAGTTTAAAGAATATGCAATGGCACTTTTAAAGAAAGCACACCCTGATGACTTTGATGAAGCTAAAGCAAACGCAACTGTTGAAGGCATCTTGAAAAAATGTGACGGTGACTTTGGCGCTGCTGTAGGAATGATTACAAGTTCTCTTGGTGAATCTACTACTAACGAAGGTGAATGCCCAATGTGTAAATGTGATCCTTGTGAATGCTACACTAATGAAGGTAATGCTTTCGGTGATGCTGTGAAAAAAGCAAAAGAGGCTGGAGAAAAAGAATTTGAGTTTCAAGGTAAAACTTACAAAGTTGAAGAATCTGAAGCAGGTGCTCCTAACGATCTTAACGAAGGTGCTGATGTAACTCCGTATCTTGATGAAGTTAAAAAAGCTTTACCTCAATTAGAAGATCTTATTAAAAAGAAATTAGGTTTCGCTCCTAAACTTACAGCAGATAAAAAAGGTGCAGATAGAATCTTCATTCAATCATCTGACCTTATGAATGAATTAGGAAAAACTCTAGTTAAAACTTTATTTACAAAAATCGAAATTGGTTTTTGGGGTGGTAATGTAACTGGCGATGGAAAATCAATTTGGTTTAATCCTAAAATCTGGTACGAACACCCAAGCGGCGGATCAAACGGTTGTGATTTTATATGGGATTCACTTTGGTGGGATTTAGCATCTAAAAAATGGATTGAAGGAAGATCTTTAATTAAATAATCATGAGTCTATTAAACTATAATCAATTCATACTTAATGAATCAACGATTTTAGAAGAAGTTCTAAATGAAGGTGGTGCTTACGGGCATCTTGCTCATCCATTTGAAGATTTCGGATTGACTATGGGTGACTTAAAGAAAATGATTGACACTACCGTTAATGGTGCTTTTGGACCGGAGAATTTTGTTCAAGAGAAAACTGACGGTCAAAATATTATGATTTCGTGGAAGAACGGCAAACTTATTGCCGCAAGAAACAAATCACACTTAAAAGATGCCGGTGCGAATGCTTTAGATTCTGCCGGCATTATGTCTCTTTTTGCAGGACGTGGAGATATTGAGAAAGCATATAATTCAGCAATGAAAGATTTAACTGCTTCTATTAATTCTCTATCACCAGCAGATAAACAAAGATTCTTTGATGAAGGTAAGAAATTTGCTTCAGTAGAGATCATTACACCAGTTACCCAAAATACTGTTCCTTACGGTCAAAACATATTGGTTTTCCACGGAGTTGTTGAAATGGACGCTGCAGGTAATCCTGTAGGTGAAGATAAACAAGCAGGACGTGATATCGGAAAACTTATTACTGACGCAAATGCTGCGGCACAAGAAACTTTTTATGTTCGTGGACCGCAAGATATTGCATATAAGCCTTTCCCAAATACTAAAAGCAGATTATCTTATTATCAAAAGAAACTTGCTGACGTTATGAAAGACAGCGGAACCAACACAGGTTCTACTGTTGAGCAGTATGCATTAGGTATGGGTAAACGAATCCTACAAGAAGAGGCTACTAAAGCTAATGTTACAATTCCTGGTGAATGCATTGACGGATTAGCTCGTAGAATTGCTGACATTGACAAATCATATAGTGTCCCGCAGATTAAAAAGGAAATGGGTGCTAACGCAGATTGGTTTATTAACTTAGAGAAAACCAAAGGTAAGGAAATGAAACGTAAAGTTTTTGCACCGCTTGAAAGTTTATTCTTAGAAGTTGGAACTGAAATGATGAAAAACCTTTCTGCATTCCTTTCAGCAAATCCTACACAGGCGGCTGAATACATGAGAAAAGATATTGACAAAACTATTGCTACTATTAAAACCAATGGTGATGAGGCTGATGTTTCAAAACTAGAGCATGAATTATCTAGAGTTGCTGCTGCGGGTGGATTAGATGCAATCGTTCCAACTGAAGGTATCACTTTTATTTTTAATGGTAAGCTGTATAAATATACAGGAATCTTTGCGCCATTACATCAAATAAGAAGTATACTTGCTTACAAGAAATAAATTATGAACATTCATACATACGAAGAATTTATAAATGAAGCTGAGGAAGTATCAGTTGATAAAGTATTAACACCAGCTGATAAGAAAAAACTAAAAACAGCTTTTGAAACTGTTTTTACTGGTGTAGATAAATTATCATTTAAAAAGGACGGTACTATTGAAGGTCGTCGTGGATATTTTTATAGACACGGGCAATCACCACAAAGTGTTGCTGAACAATTAAAGAAAGCTTTGAGCAGTCAAGGAATAGAAATAACTATTGTTAATACATATGATGATTTTAAGCCTTGGCCTAAAGATAGCAATTTTGTAGTAACATTTAAACTTACATAATTAATAATGAAACACATACCTACATTTGAGCAATTCGTTCACGAAGCTCAAACTTTTATTGAAGAATCAAAAATGGGTGATGTACATATCATGGCTCAAGAAGCTCCATCTTTTGATAATTTTAAAGCAGAGTTCATTAAAGAATATGGCAAGCCAAAGTCTGTTAAAGAATTACAACAGTTAGAAGCGTGGTTACAAACCATCTGGAAAGAAAGAAATTAAAAAACACAGCTATGAAACATATACCAACATTTGAAGACTTTGTAACAGAGTCAAAAAAAGAAAAAGTAAGTGGTTCTACTTATTGGGAAGAAGTTGCTATACCAGGATTCGGAAATGATAACACAGTAAAATCTGATAATGATTCTACTAAGGCTGCGCAAGCAGTAGTTGATTTTTGGGAAAAAGGAAAAACTTTTGATAAAGCAGGATTCACTGTTAAAGATGTATCGGTATTTGATTTATCTAAAGCTAAAACTGGAGCTATCATTATGGGAAAACTTATTGATGGCGGTGCTAATAAAGATTATCAAATTAAAATTGAAGTTCGTGATACCAAACTAGGTGTTCCTAATAAAAACATATACACTTGGGTTTCTCGAGTTGGATAAAAAATATAATAGACATGAAACATATACCTACATTTGAACAATTTGTAAACGAAGGCTTTGATGCTAAGTATTGGGAAGATTACCATGAAAAGGCACCAAAGATAACATCAAAATCTGCAGTTGCTAGAGCTGTTGAAGATGCTGTTGAAGAATGGAATGACAACAATGAAATGGGTAAAGATAATGAAGTAACTCAAAAAGGTGAAATGATAGTTATGGAACTTGCTCATAAATTCTTTGCTGCTAAAGGATGGGTTTCATCTGATGTTATTGAAGCATTCATTGCTCAAGAATCTTAAAAAATATTTGTAAAATTTAACATTTAAAATTTGCTTAGTTCAAACTAAATGGTTAATTTTAACAATAAATATAAAACTATGAAACATATCAAAGAATACCATGAATTTATTAATGAGAATCTAGCTTATAAGTTAGAAGATGTATTATACAAAAAATTCATTGACAACAAACAACATAAACAATGGTTTGATGATTATGATGAGTTGGAAGATCCTATCTTTTATACTATGGGAACTGGTGGTCGTATGGCATTTGATTCTGTAGTTGCAAAAGATCAAGCTAAATTTGTTAAAGCGGTTACTGATGAAGTTGAAAAATTTAACAAAATCAACAAAACTAAATTTAAAGTTCAGCCTGATGTGATATCTGAATCTGTTAATGAAGCAACCGAACAAGATTACGTTGTAAAATTTTGGACAATTCAAAATGACGATGATATTGATTGGGATTGGGACGTTAAGGCTACATCACCTGAAGACGCGATTGCTAAAGTAAAATCAGGTAAAGCTAAAGGACCACACGGTGAAACTGTGTCGAGAATTGCCCGCAAATTTAGCGCTGAATTAAAGAAAAAATAAAACATACATAATGAGAGAATTACCATCTTTTGAACAATTTAATGAAAGCATTAAAACCGCTAACATTAATGAAGGAGTTTTTCACAGACTTCCAAAGAACATCATAACAGATGAACTTTATTTATCAACAATGAACTTACAGAACTTTTATGCTAGAACTGCTGCAGGCAACGATGTTGATCCTGGTGTAATTGATACTATCATAAGAGGATTAGATAAAGTTAAAAAAGCTGTAAAGAAATTTAACAGCAAAGAAGAAGTAGCTGGGACAGTTTATGAAGCTGAGAAAATGGTCTTTGATGAAATAGGTGCTGAACTTGAAGCTCTTCAAAAGAAAATTCTTGACTTGATGAGAAACACAACGGACAGCAAATGGAGAACAGCATTAGGTTCTGCTTCTACTGCGCTTTCTAATTTAGATAGAAATTTAAGTCAAGCAGATGCAAAACTTGGAGTTATTCCGATGAAAGAATCTGAAGAAGTTAACGAAGGTGATATGACTAAAGATTATGATGGTTTCATTGTCCTAGATTCAAAAACCAAAAAACTTTATAAATTCAGATATGTAAAAGGAACTAGCAATGTTAAGGTTGAAAACGATGCTATTGACAAGTTAATAAAAGCAAATGGATTAACAAGAGCAAATTACATGGTTCATGGATTTGTTAGAAAAGGTGAATGGGATAAAAATGATAGTGAAGTCTTAGAATCTGTATCAGTTAATGAAGCATCTTCAAAATTAACAATGAAAGAAACTCAAATGGCTGGTGAAATATCACAGGTAATTTATTCATACAAAAACTTGAAGAAAGACGAAAAGGTAAATGTATTAAATAGTTTAATCACACGAGTAGAATCAGGAGAATTATCTGAATCTGAATCAGTTAATGAAGCATCGGTACAAGTTGCTGGTAAAGCTAAACCTGCTGGAGCACAAGTTCTTGCTACTGTGATTATGAAATATTTAGAGGATAATCTTCTTATACCGTCAAATGCAAATAAGAAAGGTATTACAGAAGAGCTTAAACAATTAATCATGGATTCTACATTCTAATGAAAAAGTTTTCTGACTACCTAAATGAAAGTAAGCTTGAAGAGCTTGGGGCAATCGGTGTTACACTTAAGAGTGCTGATATTAAAGACTCTATGATTGGAGTAACTGCTACAAGTTTAACATCGGATTCAGTTATATTAGAACTTAATGTTCCAGTATTAACCGGTGATCAATTAATGATACTTGTGAAAGGTGGATTAAAAACAATACAGCCTAACGGTAAAGGACTTAAATTAAAATTCTAAACATGAAACATATTACTACGTTTGAAAACTTTATAAATGAATCAATAAATGAATCAAAAAAGGAATTAACTCTTTTTTCTGATATGAAAATAGGAGATACGTTTTCAATGTTTGGAAGCGCGGACGGAAAAACTAAACCAATGATTTTAAAGAAAACTGGTAATGAAGAGGCTCAAATAATTAAAGTTGGTGATGTTAAAGGAGTAAAAGTAGGTGAGTATCAACACCCTTCACCAACAGGAATGTATGCTCTTACTGAAAATGTAAATGAAGCATCTGCATTCATGGCAAAAGACGTCGCCAAAACTGTTGCTTTTTTAAATGCTGAAGTTGGTGATCACCCAGGTTACATATTCTTTGGTGATGGCGAAGATATCGAAGACTTTGACAAACTTTGGAAAAACCGTAAATATCAAGAAGCATTAGATATGCTTGCAAGAGACCGCGAGATTGTAGCACAAACTTTTGATGATGTGAAACCTTGGGTTAAAGAATCAAAAGAAGTTAGTGAAGGTTTCTTAGATAAAGGCGACGGATACTGGACTCTTTACATTGCAAATAAAGATACCACAATTGGAAAAACAGTTGTTCCTAAAGGCACTGTAATAGGTTCTGTTGGTGGTGGTAATTGGCAATCTACGGATGGCAAAATTAATACACACATTGCGGCTCTATTAGATACTCCTGATTTTGACAAAGTTCCTAATCCAACATGGCCGATGACTGTTGAATTTACAAAAGAAGTTGAAAATTGGGCAAGACAAACTCGAGATCTTATTCAAAGAGATCCAAGTAAAGCTCAAGCAGTTATCAATAATCGTGTAAGAGTTATTAATGATATGAAAAAACTATTAAAGTAATTATGAAACATATAACTACATTTGAACAATTTATGAATGAGTCACAATCTGTATCATTTGCATTTTCTTTGCCTGGTGATAAAAATGGAACAGAACTTGCAATATTAAAAACAAACGATGGTGATGGCTTTGTTGTGTCTGAAATAAATAACAAAAAAGAATCTGTTTTTATTTCTTGGAAACAATTTGAAGATTTAAAGAAACGTTTAACAAAGTAAAATGAAATACATTAAACTATACGAAGAATTTATACT